CAGTGTCACGAATGGTAGATTCTATGCTTACCAGAAATGGAAAACTAAAACCCCGAAAAAAAGACGATCACATACATACTTCTGAAGTATTTAAAAAAGCAGGGGCTTCTAGAAAAAAATTCTATTCAACTGAAGAAGGAAAAGAGGTTAGTAAAAAAGCTAGAGATAAAATGTGGCAGTCACGTGGAAAGGAAGGAAGGTCCAGACAAGCAGAAGTAATTAGAAACTTGAATCTGCGTTCTGATATAACTGAAGAAACGCTCACTCAAGCTTTACTTGAAAGTGGAACTATTAGAGGAGCCTCTAAAATATTAAAAGTAGATCGTTCTGCTTTTAGGAGATTTCCTAACATTATAAAGGCTTTTAAAGAAAAAAAATTACAAAATAATCATTCAGTTATAATTGTTTCTAATGTTTCTCAAAAAGAAGAAGATGTTTATTGCTTAACTGCAACAGAAACAGGAAATTTTGCATTAGATGCAGGTGTAATAGTACAAAATTGTGGTTTGATTGTGAATGTAACTCCTGGGGAACCTGAATGGATTGGTAAGTGGACTGTTGAATTGTCCAATACTACCAATCTTCCGATTCGGGTTTACTTGAATGAAGGTATCATGCAATGTATCTTCATCAAGGGAGAGCAAACCTGCCGAACTAGCTATGCAGACAAGAAGGGAAAATACCAGAATCAAACTGGCATGACTCCGCCGAAGGTGGTAAATGCTGACGTCGATTACAAGAGCCTTGAAGAACGCATTGATAGGATGCTTCAAGATGCTATCAATGCTAATAAACAATCATTAGGCAGTTGTAGTGTGGGTCCTAGTCCAGGGTTGCCAACAATGGTAGTTCCTTCGCAAAAAGTATATGAAGAGCCTCTACAAGCATTAACAGAACGGCAAAGAGAATTATTAAAATATATTATTTTATGCATAAAAGAAAAAGGACAACCTCCTACTTACCAAGAAATGGCATATGCATTTAAGACAAGTCAATCTAATTTTAGAAGCAAACTTATAGCATTAGAAAAGAAAAAATATATTAAAATAAAAAAGAATGCTAATCGTGGAATTACTGTTTTAAAGACTCCAGAAGGGGAAAATTATGTCCAAAATAGTTAGTAAGCCGAAGGTTTATCTGTTAGGTGCTCAGGAAGTTCGCCAGTCAGGGATGGCAAAATTTCTTGCTGACCACAATATCAACTGGCAGTCAGATACGGATATTCCAGCTCAGGTACTTACAGAATCTGCGGGGAGGACTTGCTTCGACGATCGAACAGAATTGTTAACAAGAACAGGGTGGAAGCCTGTTTCGGAAGTTTCAATAGCCGACGAGATCGCCACATTGAATCCCGAGACACGACACTTAGAATACCAAAAACCTATAGCATATCATGAGTATGACTATAAAGGAAATTTATTAACTACCGAAGGTAGAGATGTTTCTTTTGCAGTAACTCCAGAGCACAGACAATTTGTTTCTCTTGGGGGTAAATTCGACTGGAAAGATTTTAATTTTATTCAAACCAAAGATTTACCAGGAAAAAGATTTAAAATTATCACAGCTCCAGAAAACTGGACCGGAGAGTTTCCTGAAAAAATTATATTTCCAGCTGTAGAATTTAATCAAATTATAAGCAATCAATATAATAAATATGGAGAATCTACAACTTTATTAAAACCTATAAAAATAAAAAATACTAAACTACTTTCAGAATTAGTAGCTCATTACATAGCTAATGGTTCAATTTGTTCAGCTAAAGGGACTGGACATGGAATAGTCATTTATGGAAGAGAGTTCAAAGAAATTTGCACTTTAGCTCAAGGTTTGGGTTTTAAAACTAACGTTTGCGAAGATAAAAGAAATGGCTGCAAACGTACAAAAATAAATGGAGGAAAAGTTTTAGCCCATTGGTTTGAAAAAGAATGCGGACGTGGCTTTAGAGCCAAACGATTTCCTCAATGGGTTATGAATCTTCCAAAAGAACAGCTGCGTGTGATTTGGTCTATACTTGTAAAAACTGACGGTCATAGATACAAAAATGGACGTGAAATTGTTTCAACTGGATCTATTACTGTTTCAGGACAATTGCAAGAAATGTTATGTAAAATGGGATTTTCTTCATACATAACATGCAAAGTTACCAATGATGTTCCTTGTTGGACCGTCAGTAAGAAAGCGGGGAATCCTGCCGTTCGATCTGGATCATCTATAGAAAAAGTTTCTTATATTGGAAAGGTGTATTGTCCTACTACTAATAATGGAATTGTGTATATTCGAAGAAATGGAAAAGTTCACTTTTCCGGAAATTGTTACATGTCGTTTGAGTGTCCCCGACCTGGAGGCAACAAAACCTACATTGAACACATTAAAGAGTCAAAGCACGGTTCAGTATTTGAACACGGTGTTTGGAACTTTCTCTTCACTGATGTAAGTAGGTCTCTTACTCACGAACTTATCCGGCATCGTGCAGGTATGGGATATTCCCAGTTAAGTCAAAGATTTGTTGATTCCAAAGATGTTTCTTTTGTCATTCCTGATCTGATTGAGCAAGATCCTTTACTGTACGAAGAATGGCTGCAATGCGTTATTCGAGCAAGGGATTTCTATGCCAAGTGCAGCAAGCGACTTCAACAGAAACTCAAAGACAAGGGATTGAAAGGAACGGATGCCAGGAAGCAAGCTAACCAAGCTGCTCGCTCTGTATTACCCAATGCAACGGAAACCAAGATCTTTGTGACGGCGAATGCCAGAGCGATTCGTCATTTCCTGGAGCAGAGGGGAAGTGCAGGAGCAGATAGGGAGATCCGCCAGCTAGCAAATGTTCTCCTGGAAACTATGCTAGTAGAAGCTCCTGCGTTGTTCTGCGATTACAAAACAAAAGCCCTGGAAGACGGGACTTTTGAAATCACAACTGACTATCCGAAGGTCTAACATGACGTTGAAACTATACCCATATCAGAAGCAAGGCATTAACTTAATCCATACTTTAAACAATGGAAGAGTTTTGCTTGCTGATGATATGGGTTTAGGCAAATCTGTCCAATCCTATATGTACAAACAAAAGTACTTAGGAGCAGATGCTACCACTGTTATTATCTGTCCTGCATACCTTAAATGGAATTGGGCAGATGAGATCCAACGGCATTTCGGAATCAAGGCTATTATCCTTTCTGGCAGGAAGCAGAAGCGGATCATGCGGCCAGGACATACTTACATTATCAATTATGAAATCCTAGCTGGATATATTAAAGGATTCAAGCAACTTCAACCCGCGTTGATGATCATTGACGAATGTCAGAAGATCAAGAACAAGGATATCAAGTCTAGAAAACATGTTCAAATGATAAGTAGGTATTGTAAGCATATTGTAGCTCTGTCAGGAACCCCGATTGAGAATAATGCAGTTGAGTTCTGGAGTATCCTAAACATCATTGATCCGAAAGAATTCAATCACTTCTACAAGTATGCTATGCGGTACTCGCGGCCGACCCGTGGACGCTGGGGATGGCAATTCTCTGGAGCTGCCCGCACAAAAGAACTGCACCGACGATTGAAAAAGTACATGATCCGACGAACAAAGAAAGATGTACTTAAGGATCTGCCGGACAAGCAACGTATCTTACTACCATTAAAAATAGATCGGATTTCTGAATATCGAGAAGCGGTTCAGGACTTCGCGAAGTGGATGGTTCGCAACCATGGACGGGAGAAAGCCAAAGCTGCATTGGTAGTCGAAACTCTTACTCAAATTGGGTACTTGAAACGGCTGGCAGCTCAGCTCAAACATGATTCTATAATTGAATGGATTGATGACTATCTTTTAACTGGGAAGAAGTTGATTGTCTTTGGTATTCACAAGGCGGTAATGGAACCGCTTGTTGCTCACTACAAAGGAATTTGTACTTTAGTTAATGGGACTGTTGTTGGTGAGGAACGGCAAAAGCGTTTCCAAGCCTTCAACAAAGATCCTAACGTCAAGATTCTTTTTGCCAACATGAAGGCTGCGGGGACTGGCTGGAGTTGTAATTCCACCAGCACTACGGCCTTCATCGAATTCGAATGGGTTCCCGGACTGCACACACAAGCCGAAGACCGCACACACGGCTTGAATCGTGGCATTGCAGGGGAAACCAGCACTTACTACTACCTCTATGCCAGGGAGACAATCGAAGAAAAGCTGCTGAAAACTCTCCAGCGTAAAGACTTTGATGTGAGTAAGATTCTTGACGGCAAGATTACAGAAAACAGTTTGGCTCTCTATAATATTCTAGTAAAGGAGTTGATGAATGAATCTTTTCTTAACAAGCAACCAGTCAATGTCTGATGTCTTCAAATCCATTGAAGAGGCTTTAAAGATTCACAGCAAAGTTACGATCTATTACCAAGGTCGAGAGATCGGAACGATCCTTTCTCCAAACACTGCTAAATGCAGTATTAATAATCACATAAACACAAGTAATGACTTGTGGTCGCACACAAAGGAATCAAAATGAAAACTCAGAATCCACCAAAGAAGAAGTTACCCCGGAAGATAACTCCGAAGAAGGAAAAAGCCCAGCCGGATATGTGGGCGGTTCTTGGAGAATCCAACAACTTCAAGATTCTCAAACTTCGGAATAAAGATCACGTAGACAAATATGCTGGATACAAGATCTTTACCAACTACCACAAAGCCCTACTGGAGAAGAAAAGACGTACAGAAATGTGTTTGAAGATTGCTAATCGCAACCTTAAATCACTGTACAAAACTTTAACTATATTGAATGGAATACTTCTTCTGACTCAAGAGGAGCTGAAGAGTGTTGGAACCGAATCTTGACACTTTCTTTATCAAACATGATGTAGAGTTAGCTCCAGCTAGTCACCACCATACGAGAGCAGGATGGATAAACCTAGATTGTCCATTCTGCTCTCCTGGTTCTAGGAGGTTCCGTTTAGGCTTTAAAGTCAAACAACGGTATTTCAACTGCTGGAGTTGTGGTCCAGTTGGATTCAATCGGACCCTTTATGCTCTCTTCCGGGAAGATGCTAAACACTTCGAAGCAGAGCTAGGGGATCTAGTATTACCCAAAGAAGATAAGATAGTTGGGCACTACAAAGAACCACCTGGAATACTTACTGAAATGCCAAAAGGTCATTATGACTATCTAAGAGAGCGGTTCGGTAAAGAAACTTCAATCAATATCGAGCGATACAAACTCCAAGCGATAGGTAGGCAAGGCAGAGAATATGCATTCAGGATATTCATTCCTGCATACTACAAAGGAAAGAAAGCGACTTGGACTACAAGAACTATCGATCCTGAAAATAACATCAGATATAAAAATGCTCCCGTAACTCATGAAGCGATAAGTATCAAGCAACTGTTATTTGGGGAGGATTTTCTACGACATTCTGTGATTGTAGTTGAGGGGCAGATTGACGCTATGCGGATCGGTCCCGGAGCTGTCAGCCTGGGCGGCGTGAACTTCTCTCAGGCTCAAGTATTGAAGCTTTCTCGGTATCCCTACCGATATATCTGCCTGGATACTGACGAGCCGGGAAAGAAAGCGGCAGAGTCCTTGGCAGGGCAGCTAGCGATCTATCCAGGAGTAACCCAAGTGATTACCCTGGATGCTAAGGATCCCGGCAAAGCCAAGTTCTCGGAGATACGCAAACTCAGAGAGTTATTATGATCTTACTTCAGAAAGCACTTCGTCAAAGATGTCATCAATGTAGTGGTGATTTGATATATACACAAACAGAAAAGTATTCAAAAATATATTGTAAATGTTGTGGAGAAACTATAATTGGATCAACGCCTGAAGAGACTGCAATAAACTGGCTTAAGTTGATGATTATAAGAGAGCAAGAAGTTGAAGAGGTGAAATCATGGACGAAATCATGAGTAAGGGAGATCGCCAATGACAAATATGAAACCTGGGTCTTGTAAAGCGCTATTTAAACCATGTCCTTCATGCCATACTCGACTATCAGTATATTTATCAAGATATAAATCAAAGGATATGTTTAGTATCCGTTGTGCTAATTGCAATATTGAAACTGGGCCGCATTTCATAGAAGACGTAGGGGTTGCTTTCTTGCAAATTTGTGTCAAAAGAGGTTGCTAATGATGAAGATTCCAATTCATAAAAATGGTTCCTACGTGATGTTGAATAGAAAATGCCCAGTTTGTAATTATCTTACATTAATAGTTACAAATCTTGGGCCTGATAGCTATGAAGATATAATTTCTTATGATTTGTACGACATTCATTGTGAAACTTGCGGAGTAACAAGTGGCCGCCAGTACGCCTGCGATCTTGGCGTTGCTTTCCTGGAAGCCTGCTCTGTGGCCATAGATGTTCAAGAGGAGGAGAGATGCCAGCAGCAGAAATGGCTGAAACTCGTTGCGGAGCACGAAGAGCAGAAAGAAAAGAAATTCCTGGAGTATCTTGACAGACTTAGTTACAAAGAATTTTTTGATAAAATGAAAGGAATATTTAATGATATTAAAATATAATCAAGAAAAAGAGCTGGAACTTAAAATAACATTTGAAAAATATCTAAAAGAGCCGTGTCCGTTCTGTCCGCCGTTAGGAACTGGCGGCATTGTATTCGCAAAACAAAGATTAAGTTTGTACAGCTATGGAGATCAACTTGATGGTATTCGATACTTAAAAGAGTTTTACAAAATCATTTGTACTAATTGTGGCATAACCAGTGGAATTCAATTTGGATTAGACGATGTGGTTAAATGTTTTTTTGAAGCTTGTATGAAACGATATAATATGATTGAACTGGTAAAGGAAGCAGGAAATGACAATTAAGAAAGAAATGCACATAGTTAATAAAAATAAGAGAATTTATATTTACTATGGTAAACTACACATAATGACTTTAAAAAATATTTCTGATGGGCAGATTTATATTGAAGCTTTGTTGATGGATCCATCAAGCCATATTTTCCATGCTCTGAACTTCAAACTGGATCCTGGGGAAGCTCCGCCATTCAGTGGCCATCGAGGAAGTAGAGTCGGGAAGATGAAGCCGGAAGAGAAAGAGATTTATACTAGAATTGGAACCATTTTAAAGCAGAACCGAGAAAAATGTGGGTTGAGTTTGGGGCATGTCATCGCTAAGCTAGGAATCACACTGATCGTGCTCCAGAAAACTGAAGCTGGACTTCGTAGAATCAGCCAAAGTGAAATTAGACTGCTGTGCAAACTGTACCAAGCCGATACAAAAGAACTGATCGATCTGCTCGTGCAGATCGAGGAAATGGAATAAAAAATCACCCAGGTTGTTATCCTAGGTGATCTTATTTGTGGTTCTTCGAAGTTTAGCCGACTTCAAGAACCGTGTCCAACTCAGATAAGTCATGAATAAGTTACCACTCAAGTACTCAAGTTTCCACTCCCATCTGGGAGAAAAACGAAAATTATTCGGAAAACTTCAGTTCATTATTCGTTTTTATAACAGATTTTACAGCAAAAACCCGCTGAAGAAATCAATCACTAACTTGATAAAGTTAGGAAAGATTACTTTGATTCAGGGCAGGATCTTGGATCTCATCTACCGCCAATACCGTTTCCATGGCCGTACTTGCTATTTAAGCCAGCTTTCCATGTCAAAGATCCTCCGATGTGACCGGAAGACAGTTAATCGAAATCTGAAGAAGCTAGAGGCCTTAAAACTGATCGTGTGGGCTGGTACCCATCTCTTCACGAGCCGTACTCGGTGTGGCTGGATGGTCGAAACCAACTGCTATGCCACAAAGTGGAACAAACATGACATCACCATTCTTGAAAATCAGTGGACCAAGGGGCCGAGTGCCGAAGAGTGCCGAAGAGTGCTCGGCGGGGGGATTCCTGTCATCAAATTGGCCCATCTCCTAACCCCTCAAAATGGCTTAAAAACGGGCGAGGTACACAATAGAGAAAGTCAATCTTCCTCTTCTTTACAAGAAGAGAAAGATATATCTCTCCCAACCACAAGTTCGGACATCGATTTGACTAAATCCGCGAAGCGGATCAAGTCGGCTAATCGTCCTTTTGAAGTTGGAAATAAACAAAACAAGACTTCCGGTTTACACCATTCCCAAGTAAATAGTCACGGTTTTAACAATTGTTTGATAAATAAAAATAAAAATAAAGAAAATTCTCAGGTCAAAATCAATATTCACGGTTTTAACAAATGTTTTAATAAACAAAGTTCTTGCCATACCCTAAATCACGATGTTACGCGCCAAAACGAATGTTTGAGGGATACAACAATGGGCTTTTTTACTGAATTAGATACCACAAAGAAAAATTCTCGCTTCAGCGAATTCGACTACGCTGCCGCGAAGCGGTTGCGGAAGGCGATCATCGACGGAAAGTTTATTTTCTCACGAATTGGGTCAATTCATAGTTGGGCAAAAGAGTTTTATCAACTACGAAAATTTACAACAGAAGCACATATAACCAAGGTTCTCGACTGGTACATTGCGAACATCGGCGGAGAGTACATTCCGCAGGCGTTCTGTGCTGCCACCTTTCGAAAGAAATTCCCAACAATCTTGGCAATTTGCCATCGAAGGACAGGCCAGATTCACACACGAGATCTTAACGAGTACGAACAAGAATTTTATAATCAAATGAAAATGTGGAACTGGAAAAGTAATAAAATTACTCCTGACATGGTTAAGGGAGCAATTATCAAGAATACAGACGAGTATCGCAAGTTCCGCAAAGCAGTCTGCGAAACAGTCAAAGAGCTATCTTCCAAGTCCAGTAACCATGAATGCTACCTGGAAATCATCTACGCAAATCTCAACATCCCAGAAGAGTACAGCAGGGAGTCAATCACCAATATCTTTCATGGATTAGATAATTGGGATCAGTGGCACGGCAACTTAATCTCATCTTGTTTTGACACAAAGAAAGCTCCTAAAGTTGAAAATGAATTAGTTAATCTCGTGAAATCCGCAAGTTCGGGACTTGTAGACAGATACCTGCAAGATATAATTACCCATGTCAAAAAGAAACTGGAGGAGCAGTGAGGATGAAATGAATACTTATGTACTACGGATTCCTAAGTACAGCAAGAAGACTGTAGAAGCGGTGCGGCGAATCATTGGATATCACTACAACTCAAATGCTATTTACCGACTTGGAGATGTACTTGAGATTGAACTGACTGTTGACAGTTCAATTACAAAAGAAGAAGTGCTTAAGAAAATTTCCCCAGCTATTCAGGAGTAGTAATGCCATTAAATCAAGAAGATAAGGAAATCATAGCAACCAGCGTAGGGTTTATTGTGACATTCGCAATACTCTCTTTACTATACACATATCTTCAGGGGATTCCAGGATGTGGCCCACAGTAGAAGTTATTCTTTTCTACTCAGTTCAATGGTGTATTTTTCTTTGTATTTTGCATCTACAAGGAAGTTACTATAAAAAGAAAATCGAAATTATCAAACACAGCAAACCCAGCATGAATGACTTATGTCAACTACAAGAGACGATGAAGACATTGACGGAAGCTACGAATCTCCTGAACGGGAATCACCTCAGGATCGAAGAGTCGCCTTACTCTTCAGGTTTCTCTCAGATCCGAAAAGATTAATTATACTTCGAAGATTGATGAAGGAAAAAGGTGTCTTTCCAGAAATATTAGCAGATGATTTGAATATTGGTAGGAGTACTTCCTACGCATATATCAAAGAACTAATAGATCTTGGAATAGTAACCAGAGAAGCTATGGGCAATCGTCAGGTTGCATACGTGCTTAGTCCAGGAACTAGGCTCGGAAAGCGGTTTATCTTTGAAAACATTAGTATTGAGCTGGAGTGACGACGCGTATGAAAAAGGGCACAACCTATCGGGAGTTGTTTCAGATTGGCAAAAAACTGGAACTGCTCAAGGATCACATTCTGACCGAAAAGCCTTCAAAGGCCACCATCGCGAAGATGCTTACGCAGGATCTGGAATTCCCTGTTGGCAAAACCACTGTGCAAAACCAGTGGAAAGCGATCTTCCCGGATGTTCCTTGGCCCCGCATGCGGGCAGAAAGGGGCAGTCGGACTGGAACTAATACTTCTCGGTTAAAAGGCGGTTATGCCTATGCTAAGTTGAATCTGGCCTTGGAGCAGAACGAAGCCATCATTGCTACCATTGAAACCATGCTGGATCTCTTCAAGGAAACGGAAATCCTGAAGGATTTTCAGGCAACTATCCAGGAAGCCAAGGACCGCTATAACGAAAAGCTGGCCCGCAACAAACCGACAGTAGTAGCTCTCCACGAGACTACCGATCCAACTCTGTTTGATAATCTCAAGGACGCTAATGGAAGCATTGGATAATCAGGTAGGGGGAGATCATTACAGAATCTCCCCTATGCAACCTGTAGAATTGTTCTTCCCGACCAGCCTTCCTTTCATGGAAGGCTGTGTTGTCAAATACGTATGCAGATACGAAAAAAAGAACGGCCTAGAAGATTTACAGAAGGCTAGGCACTTCATAGATCTCATCAGGCATTTTAGGAATAAAGAATCATCTATATTTAAAAACACACTGTGGTTTATATCTGGCTATATAAACTACTGGCGACGTAGAAAAATAGTGAATGAGTTTTGCACAAAAAACAATTTGAATGAGTTCCAACGAATCGCGATTGAGTATTCTTGCTGGCATTCGAATGTAGGACACTTGCAGGCTATTTACAACTGCATTCAGAGCCTAGAGCACTTACTTAAAGTCAGAAAACCAAATGATAATATTTAAAAGTATTCGTACTAATGAAATAATTACTCCAACGTTTCTTCCGAATATGACAGTATTCGGAAGTCCCGATGAAAGTCTAAAGCTTTGGAATAACTACAGAAGAGTGTTATATCATTATTATGATAAATGGTATGACTATGCCGAATTAGTACGGAATGGCGTAGGGATGGAGCAAAGAGAATATGTGTTTAGTACTGAAATACCCAAGCACTTCACACATAAAGATTATAAAGGGCTGAAGCAAAATCCTGACCAAATTCCTATCTTTCAGGAATTCAATTGGCTGCCGAACACAGAAGTGCCTTTAGTAGCTCCGCCTAATACATGGGTCTACAGATGTGGAGTAAAAAAAGTATTTAGTAAATTGAGTGTTTATTCTCCAGGAGTTTTTCCAGATTACTTAGAAAATTCAGAAATCGATTTTGTTACAACATACGAGTTTCAATATGTAGCTAATGATTCTAATATAAAATATGTTTATAATGTAGCATTTTTATCTAATTTGAATATTATTGTTCATACAAGAGCAATGAACAAAAAAAAGTTAGATCTCGCTCTGGATATTTGTAAGCATTCCCCAGCTGATACTGTGGAGATCTTCGAAAACAAGATATTCATTCATGTTAAAAATGATTGCATGCATACATTATTTAATACTAAATTTTACAAATATAATGATAAAAAAGTAAAGTATAAAGGAAAAGTTTACGAAGCTACGTTTCAAGCAAGCCCAAAACTCAAATTAACTGAATATCAAAAATGAAAATTAAAACAAAAAAAGGAAGTGTTGAGAGAGAAGTCCTGATCGGCATGATTGCCAGTAAGGAAGTCCTTTCTCAAATCGCACCGCGTTGGACTGGCAAAGGATTGTTCGGTACAGTCTGGTCCAACATTATTGGAGGATGGTGCATTGATTATTATGAAAAATATGACAAAGCCCCTAAGCAAGTTATCAAGTCAGTGTTTACCGCTTGGGCGGAAGAGCAAGCCAATGAAGACACGGTTAATCTTGTACAGACTTACTTAGAAGGATTGTCTGATCAGTACTCCGCGACTGGTATCAATGCCAAATACTTAGTTGATGAAGCATCCAAGCTTTTCAACAAAGTTAAGTTGGAGAAAATCAAAAACCAACTTGAGGGATTGATAGAAGCCGGGGATTACACCAAAGCCTTCCAGATCCTGGATAAGTCAAACAAGATTGAGCTAGGCTTAGGATCAGGAGTAGATTTTTTCCAAGACATAAAAAAGATGCATTCAGTTTTGGATACTTCTGTCAACCAAACCCTCATTACGTTTCCCGGAGCCCTGGGAGAGTTCTTCGGAGATACTTTGGAGCGAGACGCTTTCGTTTCAATCTTGGCTCCTGAGAAGCGAGGAAAGACCTTTGTAATGCAGGAATTAGCTTGGCAAGCAGTCATGCAGCAACGGAGAGTCTTATTTTTGGAATGCGGAGATTTGAGCGAGCGGCAGATCTTAAATCGTTTCTACATCAGAGCAATTGAACGTCCAAGAAAGGCAGGACGTTTCACTGTACCTAAATTGATTACTAAAAAGTTTGAAGATGGGTTTCCTGATGTTCAGACAATTACCAAAAGTGCTAAATTAGATTTGAGTAAAGTGGAATTGGAAGCGAAATTCCAGGAGATAATCGGGAAATTAAAAACGAAAGAGCCCTTGCTAAAAGTATACACCTACCCTACAATGAGTATCACAGTCAAAGACATAACAGAATTAGTGAAATCGCTTACAAGGAAAGGTTGGCCACCAGACGTTGTCGTAACAGATTATGCTGACATTCTCGCACCGTGTAACGGCGGGATTGATACTCGCCACCAAATTAACGAGACTTGGGCAAGGATGCGGGGATTGTCAGAGACTAGTCACTCTTGCGTTATTACGGCGTCTCAGGCAGACGCCAAGAGCTACAAAGGTGATCTTCTGAGTATGGAAAACTTTTCAGAAGATAAGAGAAAGTTCGCACACGTGACAGCCTGTTTCGGGCTGAACCAGAAAGAGCTTGAGAAAAAGAAAGACGTGATGCGACTTAATTGGATTGTAAGACGAGAAGCAGAAAGTCTTCAAAGCCAAGTAGTGTACGTTGCCGGCAGTCGTTCCATTGCCAATGTGTTTGTTACCTCAACATGGTGAACTATGTCTACTTTTAAAACCTTGCTTGATAAGTTTAGTAAGAGTATATCTAAGCCGTTCTTCAAGAAGATCCTCAACGCAAGCTCCCCGCAAGCTGCGTTTGATGCTTACCGGGACGAAGACTTTCCACCACAAATTCGAGCAAGCTATAATGAAGATTTGATCAAGGCGATGGGAGCCCATGCCAGTAATTACTTCTTCATGGGGGCTTTGGCCCAAGTCGTGATGATGGGAAAGTTTCATGAGCATCTGGAGAAAAGAGGAAGGACTGAGGATATCGATGCTGGACAACTTGCAGCCTTGGTTTTAGAAACGTTCGCTGCCATGTACTTGCAACAAGAGCAAGAATTCAAAATTGACTGTGGTGCTTCCAAGGCCATTATGCTTGAGATCCAGGCTATGTCTGAAGGCAAGCCTTTTCTCAATCCTGATCTCTGTAACTGCCCAAAGTGCAGGCAGAAGAAAAAGGAAAAGGATCCTGCCAGTATCTTCGAAGATGCAATGGAAGGGACTTCAGAACCACCGACTGAGAAGATTTCTGAAGATTTGGTCAAAGAATTGTTTGCGAAATTCATGGGGATGAATCCAGACGCTATCAAAGTCTTCAAGCTTAACCCTAGCGATACTCCAGGGGAGCCACCGCAGGAAATCAAGGATCTGATTGATAAGGGTGTGGATGAGTTTTTCAAAAAGGAAGAAGAGAAATTGAGGAAACGGAGTCAAGCTGAAAACAATTAATGTTCCCTTGTCAATTAATTGATAGGATGTGGAAGTCCCTAGATACAAATCGGGGACTTTCTGTTTTACCCGGAGCGTCTATGACAATATCAGAAGTAGGTGCCGATTTAGCAAAATATAAAGATAGAAAAGCTGCTATGCATCTCAGTTATATAGTTGATACTGTATATTTTATAAATAAAGCTGTGCCTACAGATATCAAATACGAATATAATTGTATTTTTATTTATTATAAAAATTACATAACATTAGTTCATTATACTAAAGGTAGAAATAAAACTCGTTACGCATTATATAATGCCATTAATAACTCTACTAATTTTGAAATAAATAACGTTGAAGAAGCAGAGCAAGTCGGCCGATTCATCTCTATGGTTCTGGAGGCATCAGATGCGAAGAATTGAACCAGAAACTCTTGCAGACGTTAAAAAAGCATTGAACCTTATTGAATGTTCCCAAGAATATAAAGATTATATAAGCATAATTACAACATATATTATGCTTAAGCATCACTTATTGCCATCTGTTATAGAAGTGTACAAATCTAATCTTATAGAAATATTTTATGGAAATAGAAGCGAAATAAATATATTTGTTGTGATCTATGGTAGTAACACTGATATAGGTTTGGGTGGGACTCGTATTAAACCAGAACGTCAAGGTGGATTAGGCATTGAGAGTGAAGAAGATGCTTATTCAATCGCAAATCTAATTTCTACACTAATTCTAGAAATAGGATTAAAAAATGCTAGTTGAACAAATAATTAAAGTAACTGATTATTCTCATGCATGTAACACAATCAAGGAAAATATTACGGATTATAAAATAGTCAAAAAAATGCTATATTCAATTAGTAAAATTTACGTTGATGTTAAATGTCCAGATAAAATTACAATAAGAAAATATAAGGTAGGCTACAAAGAGGGATTTGTCGTTATTTTCCAATATGGAGATTATTACCTACAGTATCAAAAAATGACATCGTGTCGAACCGACATTATAACCATAAAAACACATACTAAAGATGAAGAAGTTGATGTCAATGATTACGAAGCAATTACAAGTTTGTTTATTGAAATACTAAAAGAAAGTTTAAAAGTATGAGCACTCTGATCATGAAGCGTTGGAAGTGTCCCTATTGTAACTTCGGAGGACTGCTTACACGTGGAACGATTAGATTCACTACTCAACTGATTGACGAACAGGGGAAATGTCACAGACTAGATATTCCTGCTCTTGAAGTATTCATCTGCAAATGCGGAGCACCTGTCTTTACTGAGGAAACAGATATTACAATCCTCAACGAATACAAAAATTACATGAAGGAGAAAAATGACAAGCATAGTAAATCGGCTTGATCTAATCCAAGTTCTTGAATCTGTATCTCCAGGATTAGGAAAAAGCGTTGAGCAGTCAGACTCTTATGTATTTCATAATGGCGATGTGTTCACATATAACGGAGAGGTAGCCTGTCGTACCAAATCACCATTAAAGATCTCAGGGGCATTAAAGCATATTTCTATCTCGAAGATCCTTCCGCAATTGTCTGATGAGACTCTTCAAGTTGAAGTGGAAAACAACTGTTGTAAGTTTCTCGGGAAGCGGAAGCAAATCAAGGTGGCTTTCGATCCGGCAATCAAGCTGCCCTTTGCGATCGTGGAGAAGCCGAAAGAGGCAGATTGGATTATTCTACCTGATAACTTCCTGGAAGCTTTGGGACTTGTTTTGGAATCGATCGGGGACGACGAAGAGAAGTTCCTTGCCAACTGCCTCCACATTCATCCGAAATGGATTGAAGGCACGGACAACACCCAGATTATGCGGTACCGGTTGAAGATGGGCGTGCGAGCTCCAATCTTGGTAAAGAAAGGAAGTATCAAACATCTTCTAAACATGGATGTTCAGCAGATGTGCGAAACGGAGAACTGGATACATTTTAGATCAGTAGATAACAATTCGATCGTCTACTCTTGTTTGAAGTCAACCGGGAGTTATCTGGATCTAACTCCAATCGTAAAGATTGATGTAGATAAGAAGATTACCTTCCCTAAAGCACTTGCCGAGATTGCAGACCGGGCAGCAGTGCCAGCTTATGAAGTAGGGAAAGCAGAAGCGAAGATTACAGTAAAGTTAAAGAATGGCAAGATGATGGTTTGTGGAGCTGGAGCTACAGCGGAGTATTCCGAATGGAGCAAGGCCCGATATGCTGGCCCGGACTTGGAATTCCAAGTTCCTCCCAAGATCTTTATTGAATTAACTAAAAAATTTGAAACTGTTGGAATCAATGAAAACGTATTGAAGGTACGTTCTGAAGACTTTGTTTACATGTGCTCGCTTGCATCTGAGCGAAGCGAAATCAAGGAGCAGGAAAATGACAATGACACAGAATGAGCGAATGATCTATCTGGACAAACTCCAGGAAGACGGGAAGAAAATGGGATTCATTCGAATGATCCCAAACATTGCCAAGATACCAGAGAAAGTATTTCAAGAGATCTTGGATAATCCTGACTTTTACTTTGAAGTTAAAAATTACATTCCTATGACAGAGTGGGAATGGGAGGGTGCAGTTATTCTGCCAAATGAGAAATACCTTAATAGACTATCAGTTAATGTATTTAAATTGTCAACTCACATTGGAGATTATTTTATTTCCTCTATCGGCTCTCTTTGGACTCCAGGACTGGCAATGCCCGAGGGATTGCGTAGAGATATTTTTGATACTGCTAATTTTAGAAACGGAATTACTAATTTATGGAATGCTCATAAAGCTCCAAAGGATCGTGTGACATTTGACTACGAAACTATGGTATTTAAAAAAGATGATAAAGTAGAAATTGACTTTAGAGATCTTGAATGCTATCGGTCATTAGATCCTGAAGAAATCAAAGGCTATCATTACTTGTGTTGTGCATACTATTCAGTCTTAGAGAAAGAATAATGTTCTTTTCTAAATCACAATTAACTCAGGTGGAGTCTCCATTTTCACTCGTTCCCAAGTGCGAGAAATGTAAACTCTACATTCAGTGCAGCTCCCCAAAGCTGCAAGTGGCAGGGCAAGGAAAGCGAAGCATCTTGATCATCCTGGATGGCCCTACCTCCAAGGATGATGCGGCTGGGGTGATCGGGACGGGGGATGCCAAGATTCTCTTTACCCGGCTTCTGAAGCCTCTGGGAATTGATTACGAGCGGGATTGCTGGATCACTGGAGCAACAATCTGTCACAGTAAGAAAGTCTTTCCCGCTGCCTCTGAACTTGAAAGAATCATCAGTAGCTGCCGACCTAATCTAATCAATGTTATTAAAGAGTACGAACCAGATATAATTATTCCAGTTGGTAGTTTCGCTCTGAAGTCTTTGCTGGGATATGTCTGGAAAAAGAAGGGGGAAGATCTCTCCAGCCAGGACCGTTGGGCAGGCTGGCTAATTCCTTGCCAGAGTCTGAATGCTTGGATCTGCCCTATCTACAATCCTATGTTTGTGGCGAAGCAGAAGAATCAATTGTATGATTTATATCTGAATAATAGTATCAAAGAGATTGCCAAGTTGAGCGGCAAGCCCTGGAAGAAAATTCCGGATTGGAAATCAGAAGTCAAGATCTTGATGGATCCTAAAGATGTCATTAAACAATTGAAATATCTTAAGACAAAGCCCGCAATTAGTTTCGATTATGAAACTAACTGTTTGAAGCCAGACAATGATAGCAGTCTGATCTACGCTTGTTCTATGTCTGATGGCGATACTACCATTGCGTTTCCTATGAAGAAAGAAGTTATTCCTTATGTTCAATCAATTCTATTTGACAAAAACATAAAGAAGTCTGGCTGGAATATCCAGTTTGAAGATCGCTGGACTGCCGCGAAGCTCGGGGGCTATGTGAAGGGTTGGGATTGGGATGGTATGGTTAACTCTCACCTGATCGACACCAGAGACGATATCAACAGCTTGAAGTTCCAAGCTTTCGTGCGTCTAGGACTCCCAGTCTACACGGATGACACCGAAGATTACCTGAATGCTGAAGGCGGATATTCTCTCAACCGGATCAATGAAATTGGGTGGAGCAGACTGCTGCTCTACAACGGATTGGATAGCCTGATCGAAAATAAAATCACGAAGCTCCAAAAGAAACTCATAGGAGTTTAATATGGAAATTATTGTTCTGATTGCTTTGTTCTTATACTACTTTGTGTTTTTTGGAATTTTACTATTCCAAGGAATGCAAATTAAGTATCTAAAAGCAAAGATAGCAGTATTAGAAGGAACTTTAAACTTCTATCAGAACAAACCAAAACTCAAAGATCCCGAGTATCACATATGATTGCGGCAACTCCGGAAGCAGTAGATTTTTATCGTCAAACTGTTTTAGCTTTCTCAAGAATGTCAAAGAATGGAATCCGCATCAATGTCCCCAGACTCAAACAAACTATTGTAGATATATCTAAGAAGATCGATCTCTTGGAAGAAGAGCTGAAAGAGGAGTCAGAGTTTCAATGGCTGCAAAAGCGGTTCGGGAGTAAAGCCAACGTCTCTTCCAGGGATCAACTCCGGGAGTACTTCTTCGAAGAGCTGGGGATGAAGCCCAAGACTTACACAGCGAAAGGACAAGCTAAGCTAGATAAGGATTTTTTAGAATCAGAGTGCATGGGATACAAGTACGTTGAGACTTTCCTACTTAGGGAAAAGTACCTCAAAGCAAATTCAACATACTTGAAGAATCTTTTAAGGGAAACAGACTCTGATGGATTCCTGCATCCTTTTTTCCATTTGCACATTACAAGCACACTGCGAACATCTAGCAGCATGCCGAACTTCCAAAATATGCCTATCCGTGATAAGCATATCGGACCATTGATTCGACAACTCATCATTCCAAGAGATGGAAGAGTATTAGTAGAGATCGATTACGGGGCTATGGAATTCAGAATCGCGGCTTCCTTCTGGGAAGACCCTGCGATGATCCAATATGCCAGTAATCCAAAGAAAGACATTCACCGCGATCAAGCTATGCAGTGCTACAAGCTGAGCATGGAAGAAGTGTCAAAGGATGCCCGGTACTGTGCCAAAAACAAGTTCGTATTTCCAATCCTATATGGAAGCTACTACGTCAGCTGTGCGAAGAATCTTTGGCTCCATATGAATACTATGGATCTTAAGTTAGCAAATGATAATAAAACTACTGTTAAAGATCATTTGCGGAAGAAAGGAATCAAGAAGCTTGGAACTTGTGATCCCCGGCAGTCCCCAAAGATAGGAACATTTGAGTATCTGATTAAGCAAGCAGAAGATAACTTCAATAAGAAGTTCCACGTATTCTGTGACAAGAAAGAAAAATGGTGGGATGACTATGTAAAGAATGGTTATTTCCGGATGAAGACGGGCTTTGTGATCAACGGAATCCATTCTAGACTGTTCTTGATGAATACTCCAATTCAGGGAACGGCATCTCACTGTTTAGACTGGTCTATTGTGGAAATGATCAAAGAGCTTATTCGGAAGAAGATGGGATCCCTGCTGATCGCTCAGATCCACGACTGTGTAATTGCAGACGTGCCGATTGCAGAGCTTCAGGACTTCCTGAATATGGCAGAGCACACTATGACTGTAGCTATTCGAAAGTATTGGGACTGGATCAAGACCCCATTGGAAATCGAAGTAGATGTGGTACAAAATGATGAATCCTGGGATATGAAAAAGCCCTGGATTAAGAAAGATTCTTTCTGGGTTCCCAAATGAAAAAGCAAAAAGAGGATCGGGTAAACTCTCCGCACCTTCCACAAATCCAGCCAGAATACTGTAAAATACTTATTACAGGAAGTCCTAAGTATGATAAGAAAGACGAACTATTTAAAATCCTGGAAAAGATTCTGGAGAAAAAGGAAAAAGTATGTGTGATAACAAGTACTTATTTCACTCGCGGAGAGGACAAGAAACTCAGAGGGGTAGATAGTCTTGTCGCGGAGTGGAGCTATAAAAGCAAACGAAGTAAACGTCTGGTGATATTCCATCCTGAAGAATGCCTTACTGTAGAAGATATGTATTTAGCTATGATAGCTTACTGCGAAAGAGCGGTTGTCTTCACAGATGGGAAGGATGCGAGAATATCAAATGTAATTAGATTACTAAAAGAGAAAAAGAATCCTAAGCACTTTAAAGTACTCTCTATTTAAGGAAGATTATGGAACTGTATAAGAAACATCGGCCTTCTGATTTCGGGGACGTTGTCAGTAATAAGACCACATGTGATGTACTAACTAACCTAATTAAATCAGGATTTCCCAAAGCGGTTTTGCTCTCCGGCCCTTCTGGCAGTGGGAAGACAACTATCGCACGGATCCTTGCAACTAAACTAGGAATTCATTCGTTTGACTATTTCGAAAAGAACGCGGCGGATGCTCGCGGGATTGATGATGTTCGAGAAGTACAGCGAAACGCCAGTGTGAAATCCATGGCTGGCAATGGAAAGATGTTCGTATTTGATGAAGCACATAAGCTCACTGGCGATGCCCAGACAATGCTTTTGAAACTCCTGGAAGACGGACCAGAAGGAGTTTACTTTGTTCTCTGCACTACTGATCCGAATAAGTTAATTAAAACAATTCATACCCGATGCACAACGTTCCAAACTACAAAGCTAGATAATGAGGAACTTGAACAGCTAGTTCAGAAAGTTGCGGCAAAAGAGAAGTTCAAACTTAAATCAGAAGTAGCTGAGAAGATTGCGGAATCAGCCGAAGGATCAGCCCGGCAAGCTTTAGTGACCCTTGAAAAAGTGATGCAAACCACTGATGTCGAAGAGCAATTCAAGGTGATTGTGAATCCAGAAACAACAAAGCAAACTATCGATTTGTGCCGAGCAATGATGAGGAAAGGAGTTACTTGGAAGGAAATCGCTACTATTCTCAAAAGTATAAATGATGAGCCTGAAACAGTTAGACGTATCGTTCTAGGATATTATAAAGCTGTATTGCTAAATAGCGGGATGCCTATTGCCGTAAAGGTAATAAACGCATTTCAATACGACTTTTTTCAATCTGGGGAAGCCGGACTTGCCCTTGCCTGCTATAATGTACTCCACGGATAACCTTCTCAGGAGACAATTTGTGTCAAAGATCGTAATCACAATTGAAGATGTTGAAAATGGGGACGAACTTGGTTACTCAGTTGATTACGAGTTTGTAACTCGAGCTCTTCCTCAGGATAAAGATAAACTAACCATCGCAGAAATGATATTTGTGTTTACTAATCAAAGAATAGAGGAAATAAAAAACTGAATTTGGTAAATCGGAAGGGGAAGAAGTCAAAGTCGTTGAAGAAAAAACAAAGGTATATAAAAATGGAAAAAGCACAACCGAGCGAAAAGAAAAACATTCTCGCAATTGACAAATACGACTTGGACACGGAAACTGCAAAGCAACCTACTCTATACAATCACTGGGCGAAGATCGCATGTAAAAAGCGGTTTGAGTACGACAAAGCAAAAGCAGCTCACGACGTTCTAAAAGCCAAAGTAGAATTAGAAGTTCGTCGCAATCCAGAAAAGTTTGGATTGGGCAAGGTCACTGAAGATACAGTCAAAGCAGTCATCACTACAGACAAAAGACTGATTGACTCTATGGACAACGTTCTTACTCTCAAAAAGGAAGCAGGTGAATTAGACGCTTTGACCGAAGCATTACAGCAACGTAAGAAGTCAATTGAAGATTTGATCCAATTGTTTTTCCGGGACTATTTCGCGAAACCCAAAACCAAAAAGGTGATTTGATGGCTCCTCCTAAAGCTAAGCAGAAGATGGTTTACACCAGCGGCAAGAAGACTGCTGCCAAGCTGGATAGTAATAACAGCATTGAATGGTTCAAGACAAGCCTGTCTCAGTACAAACTGAAGGCAGATACCAAGAACAAGTTTGACATTCTCCCTTACACAGCACGCAAGGGAAATAGGAATGCTGAAGAAGGAAACTGGCATTATGAATTGAGTGTCTATGTCCATAAGGGACTTGGTAGCGACGGGCGACGGCAGGTGATCTGTCCGGCGAAGATGAAGGGAGGTAATTGCCCCATCTGTGCTTACATCAGCAAGCACCGGGCAGAAATGACAGATCAGGAACGCGGGGCTCTTAGTGCCAAGCATCGACAGATCTTTATTGTTCTCGATCGTCTTGCGGAAGATGCTAATCAACGTATCAAGTTCTTCGAAACGTCTTACAAGATGGGATTTGGAGAACTACTGAGTAATACATTGTCTGCCGAAGCTGATGATGATCCTATTCAACATCTGCATTCACTACAAGAAGGTCAAACGGTAGTTGTGTCTGCCAAGAACAAATCCTATTCTGGTAATACGTACGTAGCTCCTGTCACACTTAAGACAGAACCTCGGAAGAAGCCTTTGCCAGAATCGATTCTGGAGCAATACGAAAATCCTGAAGACTGTTTGATTTATCTTGACGAAGCAGAGATCAAGAAAATCTTCACGTCTGGAATCGGCGGGGTCGAGGAAGTTCCTTCAGTTGATGAGGATGACGAAGATGATGATGACAAGGACGAAGTGGATACAGATGAACTGGAAGACGACGAAGAGGATGGAGACGATGAAGACTCCGATGCTTCTGATGATACTGATGATGGTGATTCCGACAGCGATGATGATGACGATGAAGAAGATGACAAGCCTGCTCCTAAAGCGAAATCGGGCAAAGCAAAGCCGGCACCTGCTGCCGTCGAAGACGACGAAGAGGATGCAGACGACGATGAAGAGTCTGATGAAACTGACGATGAAGAAGATGAAGCAGACGATGAGGATGCATCAGATGATGATGGTGATGACGATGAGGATGAGAAGCCTAAAGGCAAAAAGAAGCAAAAGACTGCAAAAGAGTGTGGGATTTCTCTCAAGGATAAAGTCAAGCATGCCGAGCTTGGCATCTGCGAAGTGACTCACATTTCAGGGGATGGTACTTCTCTTAAGCTCAAGGACAAGAGTGGCGAAGTGCATATGGCTATGGCTCCTGAAGATTGCACGGTGATCAAGAGTAAGGAATCTGCCAAGCCTGCAAAAGAAGAGAAGACTGAGAAGAAGGCAGGGAAGAAGCCGCCCGTTGCAGATGATGACGATGAATGGTAAAGTGTTGATTAGTTAATTCTAGGTAGGGAAATATTTCCCTACCTCTTTTTATGGAATAAAACATGTCAGAAGTATCAGACTTAATCAATGCTCCTATTGAGCAACCAATTAAGCCAGAAGATTTATTGTCTTCTGGTTGTTCTGTTTTCAATATGGCTGCAACTGGAACTACCAAGGGAGCATTTGTAAAAGGACATTATATTCATTTTGTTGGATCATCTGGATCTGGCAAGACTTGGCAAGCTCTAACCATTCTTGCGGAAGCTGCCAACAACAAAAACTTCGATGATTACGAATTGATATATGATGGTCCGGAGAACGGTGCATTTGATACAATCTTCAAGTACTTCGGAAACAAACTCAAGAGTCGTATCGTCAATCCTAAGTTAGGCAAGGATCTTCAAAACTCATCCAAGACGACAGAAGACTTGTACTTTACTTTACACACACTTCAGAAGAAGAAAAAGAAGTTTGTGTATGTTCTCGATTCCATGGACGCTCTTCATTCCGCCGCAGACGAAGCGAAGTTGGAAGAGGACGCTGCCAAACACGCCAAGGGAAAGAAATCAGAGAAGGGAACTTACGGAACTGGCAAAGCCAAAGATAATTCTACTTACTTACGATCCATCGTAAATAAGTTAAGTGAGACTGGATCAATTCTGATTGTCATTAGCCAGACTCGCAAGACAATTGGAATGGGAGCAATGTTCAATCCAGAAACTTACTCTGGTGGAGATGCCCTTACTTTCTATTCTCATATGAGAGTTTGGACAAAGATTAAGAAGACTCTTAAGACAGACATCAATGGAAAGAAGTACGTGTATGGAAACATACTTCAGTACACAATCAAGAAGAATCGGGTTGAGGGATGGGAAGGTAATATCGACATTCCTTTCCTGAAACGATCGGGATTAGATGATGTTGGAGCATCGGTTAATTTCCTAGTCAACGTTCGACACTGGAAGAAGACGGGCGGAAAGGTTGCTGCTACTGAACTCAATCTAACTCTGAGTCAAGAGGATCTGATCGAGCGCATTCAAACGAACGGATTAGAAAAGCAGTTAAATAAAATCATTCGTGTTGTGTACAAAGAGATTGAAAAGAAGTGCACGGTTGTTAGAAAGAAAAAATACGAATAGATTAAAACTGGGAAATGAGGTATTGTCATCCGCAGACCAGCAGATATCATAATAGTGTTGTGGTGGAATTAAGACTTACTCTATTTATGAGGTGATTTGTGGCCATTCCGAAGTTGGCACTTGCCAAGCTTACCGCTCTCTCTGAGCCTACCCGTATGGGTATCATTTTGCATCTTGCGTCGAGCAAGGAATCCCTGCCGGTCAGCACGATTGCTACCAATTTGGGACTCGAATTCGTCAACGTCAGCCATCACCTGGGCATTCTGGAGCAATCCGGGCTGGTGATCAAGGACAAGGCGGGTCGGTCCGTCATTGCTTCACTGAATCCGGACGTGTGGAATAGCTCGAACAAAGAAGACACTTGCGGCTATTTTGCCTTCGATGGCTTCAAGCTGGCTCTTCCCGGCCTCTCGGTTGTGAGTCTGAAGGCAGCTGCCGCCAAGCCCGCAGCGAAGCCTAAGGTGGAAAAGGCAGCTCCGAAGAAGAAGCCAGCTCCCGCTCCTAAGCCGGAAGTGGATGACGAAGATGATGACGATGATGACACCGACGAGTAATCATTTGTTCTTTATCTAATCTAAAGCCGGAGTAACTTCCGGCTTTCTTTTTGAAGCAAGGATAAAAAATGATTATGCCTGCCAGTGAGCTTGAAGCATTTGTAAATTTGATAAAACTGACTTCGGCTGAACAAGACGCAGAAGCAGCATTTGCTACAGCACGAGCTAATCATGCAAAGGCAAGGCTTGATCGAATAGAACTTGCCAAAGCAATTGCACTTAAATACAAATTTGACAGTGCAGTAGGTGCTCATTATATTAATATTAATGGTTGCTTATATAAATTTATATTTTTAGGAGGAGAAAACTGGACAATTTCTCCCATGAAAGTCAAGGAACTCAATAATGAATGAACTGAAACATTATTGTCAAGCATGTGGCCGCGAGATCGTTTTCAATGGAAAGTATTGGGCCCATGTAGATTGGAATCCTCGACATGTCGCTATCCCAAGAGAATAACAATGAGTGATGCTGCAATCCAAATGATCTGTGGAGCAGTGGTTACAATTGCTTTCATGTTTTTTATTTTATTAGTAAAATGGGCTGGATCCAACGAAGATTAACTCAAGCGGGAGTGGTGAAATTGGTAAACACATCAGACTTAAAATCTGACACTGATAACACAGTTTGTGGGTTCGACTCCCACCTTCCGCAAAAAATCTGTAGTAAGTGTGGTGAATCCAAACTCACTACAGATTTTTTCAAACACAGAACTTGGTGTAAGTTCTGTGTCTACAAATCTAAAAAAGAACGTATTGATAAAGTAAAAGGACGCAGGCTCATTACTGCAATGACTGCTAATCAGTACGATAAAAATATAACTTGCAAACGTTGCAATAAAACAAAACTTGCTGGTGAATTTCAAGATTCCGTCCACTGTAAATCTGGGAAACGCTCTGTATGTCTTAACTGCGTTCGGCTACAATCTCGGAAGTCCAAACTCCGTTGCAAAGAAGAGAGATTGCAGAATGGCACGAAGCAAGAAGCGACGTTACAATCCCAGGCCGCAATGCAACCTTCACAAGAAACCACCACAACAACAAGTCAGTTCAAAGAAAAAGAAGTCTTTGAAGAAAAAGCTTTTTGAAGATGAATTACTCAAACCTTGCTGCTTTTGTTCTAAATCCCTGAACTTTGAAACCGCGACGATCGAACACATCATTCCCTTATCAAAGGGTGGCAACTGGAAAATTGATAATCTAGATATCTCCTGCTCTGAGTGCAATAACGAAAGAAGCAGTAAGGGTTATTCCTATTTCAGAATTACGAAATGGAATGAACTCAATAAGTATATTAACTGCATAGGTACGTTGTGAATAACTGGTTGTTATTAGATTGTAACTCTATATCATATGTAGCTTATTATGCTATTTCGAAAGAGTTGACCTATGGAAACATCCGTACGGATGTTATCTATGGATTCATGTCAATGTCACTTCAATTGATCAATGAATTCTCTGATCACATTCCTGTCTTTTGTTGGGATCATGGCTACGGTAAACGAAAGACTATCTTCCCTGGATACAAACTCAAACGGGATCTACTTCCTCCGGAAGAGTTGAAGAAGCGAGAAGCTTTCAAAGAACAAATAGAAATCATCAAATTTAAATATCTTCCTGAAATGAAAGTTACCAATAACTTTTACGCAGACGGATATGAAGCTGATGACGTCATTGCTTCCATCAGTAAGCGATTGCCTGAAAGGGATAAAGCCATAATCGTATCAGGGGATCAGGATCTTTACCAATTGTTATCCAACAAGGTTCATATTTACTGTCCTAGATACCGTACTTTGATGACCAAACCTAAGTTCCTGATGAAGTACGGGATTCCTGTTTCTCAGTGGGCGTTCTATAAGTCACTTGCAGGATGTTCTTCTGACTGCATTCCTGGATGCCCTGGAATCGGCCCCAAGAAAGCTTTGCAGTTCATCAATGACGAACTGACTAATCCAGCGAAGATAGAACACTTCATGGAAACAGAAACTTATAAAATGTATAAGTTACTTACAACTATTCCACTTCCTGGCTGTCCGAAGTTTGATCCAGTCGTAGAAAATATCAATATCCGGGAGTGGAGTAAGTTGGCTTCCAGGTTAGGTATGAAATCTCTACAGGGAAAACTCAATGGCTAAGGGCGGACAATTCGAACGGGACTTCTCCAGGGATCTTTCTCTATGGTGGACCAAAGGGAAGCGTGACGATATCTTCTGGCGTACCGCTGGATCTGGAGCCAGGGCTACCGTACGCACCAAACAAGGAAAATCTACTGCTGGTCAGTACGGGGATATCACAGCAACTGACCCAGTAGGAAAACTGTTGATTGATAATATTCTGTTTGAACTGAAGAACGGCTATCCAGAAGCAGAGATTGAAAAACTTATTAATTATAGTTTAACAAAGAAGAATGCGGCAGCTGGCACTGATCTCTATTCCAAGTGGATTGAGAAGTGCGAGAAATCTTGCAAAGCTTCCAAGATCCCTGGATGGATGATCGTACACAAGCGAGCGAATCGCGAACCTCTTATTACTATGAATCTTTCTGCTTTTTTCATTGTGGCTGGTAGAGGTACGGTAACCCGGACATTTGAACCTATCATGTCCATACTTATGGATAATAAAACTTTTTATCGCACTATAAGGTTAGAACAGCTATTTGCAATTGATTCTGATGAGGTTAAGAAGTGCTTACGAAACTCAAACTAACCAACTTTCAAACTCATGAAAACACAACCATCGAGTTCGACAAGATCACTACTATCATTGGCAGCAACGGAGCTGGCAAGAGCAGCATTGTTAGGTCTCTGGATCTCCTCTTCAATAACTACCCGAGAGGAACATCTTACATCACGCATGGAGCTGAGGAATGCGAGGTTAAGGCGAAGCTTGATAATAAAACAATTAGACGAGTTAGAGGAAAGGTAAATGAATACTACCTTGACGAGAAGAAGTTCAACGCTTTTGGCTCTGAAGTTCCTGATGATATAAAAGAGTTCGTAAATATAAACGAACTGAATATTCAAAAGCAACTTGACTCCGCTCTTTGGTTTCACTTATCTCCATTGGAGATTAGCAGAAAGTTAAACAAGATTGTGAATCTTGATTTAATTGACGGAGTTCTGAAAGATGTTGCCAGTCAATTATACTCTGCTAATAGTGATATTAGGTACAATGATTCTCAGATCAAACAAGCAGAAGAAGCCGTTGATAAAGGTAAGTGGATTGAAGAAGTTGAAGAGAAAGTCGTTAAACTAAAGCAGAAACAGAAACTACTGGAGCAGAAGAAGCAAGAACTTCGTGACATAAAAGAGTTGAATAGGAAGATTACGGAACTCCTGACGAAGGTTAAAAAGGTACCCAGCATTGACTTTCAGACCCTGGATAATAAACTATCTGAATTGCAATCGCTTAGGACAGAACAGAATCGAATGGAATCAGCTGCTCAGAATTGGAAGCGGGTTGAAGCTTCTGTGCGTGTGGCAGAAGTTGATTGTCAAAAGTCGGAAGCAGAATTTAACAAGCTTAAACAACTGGAGTGTCCGTTATGCGGAAAGTAAAACAGCCGATTCCTGTTGCTTTGTTCTGTTCTGACATTCATTTGTCCGACGAAGTTCCCGCAGCTCGGGCAGAAACTGCCGAAGAGTGGCGAGTAGTCCAATTTGATTACATGGATCAGATGATTACTCTCGCTAATCAGAACGATATTCCAATCTTTATTGCCGGCGACATTTTTCACACCTGGGAAGTGTCTTTACGGCTACTTAATGATCTAATGATGATTCTTAGTAAGTCTAAGAATGCCATCTTTGCCATTCCGGGGAATCACGATCTTCCCAATCACAATTACTTAAATATCTATCGATCGGCTTATGGGTCATTGGTACTTGCAGAACGGATTGTGGAAGTTGGGATCCACGGCAAAATCGGCTTGCATCTGAAGAAGAAAGTCATCAACGTTTGGGGATTTCCCTATGGAACTGATCTGATTGAGATCGAAAAGGACGAAGGGGAACTCAACATTGCGATGATCCACAAGTTCTGCTGGTACGGCAAGCACAGCCATAAGAAGGCAGAAGAGACGAATCGAGCGGATCAACTTGCAAAGCAGCTAAAGGGCTTTGACGCTGCCGTATTCGGCGATAATCACACTGGCTTTCTGCATGAGCGAGATATCGATATTTTCAATTGTGGTTGCATGATTCCCCGTAGATTGCCGGAACAGCTGCTGACTCCCCAAGTCGGGATTCTATACAGTGATGCTCATATCAAAGTAGTTCCTTTGGACAAGTCAAAAGACAAATGGAAAGAAAAGATCGAACTTCCTGATCATCCGAGTACATCAAACATTGATGTATATTCTATCTTTGAAGGAATGGAAAGTCTTCCTTCTGAAGCCAAGATTGATTATGCGGAACGTGTCCTGGATCTCATGGAACAGAACGAGATCCGGGAGGAAGTGAAAACGATTGTCTTGAAGACTCTCGATAAGGCACGGAAGGAACTCATATGAACGAAAGAATGGGATCGTGTCCATGTCCTTGGTGTTGGAAAATGGCTGAGGTAGATTTTCTTAATAATACTTTTAAATGTTATAATTGCAATCGTAATAGCATATTCAAAAATGTAACTGATCTTCGACGAAAATGTAGAATACTAAAAGACAGACATAAATCTGTTTTAACTGAATTAGATTCAAATAAAAATTGTCCGTTCTGTGGGTCTAAATCAAGTTTGTGTTTTAATGACCATTGGCTTTGGGAAATAGGATGTAGTAAAGAAGGTCCTTTTTGCAGTATGCAGGAATTCGATACTTTAGAAGAGGCTGTTGCAGCCTGGAACGCAAGGACTTGATTATGAAGTACTCAAAGTTTGTCCCGAAGTGGGCAAAGAATCAAGATCTAGAATATGAATTCACCTTAGAAAGCCCTAGACTATTTAAAATAGGATTTATTAATGACACTACAAGAGTATCAGGCAGTCAAGATTCGGTGGGAAAAGGCGAAGCTGAATCAGGCAAGGATTGAAGGTGAGCTAAAGAATCTGAAAGAGACTGCCAAGCGACTCTATCAGGTTAACTCACTCAAGGAACTTGAAGAAAAGACAAAAGCTACATCAGAACTTGTGACAAAGCTCGATCAGGAAATCGAAGAAGCATTGGAAGAAATCGAACAGTTAATGGGAGTATAGTATGAGCGACAAATGGGTGTTTGATGATTATGGATATGAAAAGCCAAGGCCGGAAAGTAGTGTTGAAGTAATAGACACTAAAGAAGGTCAAAGCTTAGTTGTTAATGTTGAAGGTGAAAAAGTGATGGAAATTTCCGCTGACTTGGATCAGTGGGGAACTTGGATTACCTTTTCTATACAAGAGAGATTTACAGTAGCTCAGGAAGGGGACACACGTTCCTTTATCGATGCTCTTATCAAAGGATTGACTGCAATCAAGCCTCTTTGTGATTGCGGGCCACCGATCGAAGCTACTTACGTTAAAACTGAAGCTGCGATTCCGACATGAATATCTTAGATAGGTTTGAGAAAGCTAAAGTAGAATACGAGTACAATAAAAAGAAACTCGTAGAACTTCGCGAAGAAAAGTCTGCCCTTATTCAAAAGGCAGCAGACATTGAACAAGCCCAGATCTTGTTTCAGAAGACAGCGGCGATTATTCAAAAAGAAGTTCATAGTAAGATATCTACTTTAGTAACTCGCTGTATGAAAGCCATCTTTGATGATGACTTTGAATTCATCATCAACTTTGAGCAGAAGCGAGGAAAAACTGAAGCTGAATTGATAATCAAGAAACAAGGGAACGAGGAAGATCCTTTGTTTGGTTCTGGTGGTGAATTAGACGTTGCTTCATTTGCATTACGGCTTTCCGCCTTGCTTTTGCAGCAACCACCACTTAGAAGGATACTTATCCTGGATGAACCTTTTCGTTGCGTGGACGCGGCGAAACGTCCACGGCTAAGAAAGTTGCTGGAAGCTCTCAGTACTGAGTTAGACATTCAAATAATAATGATCACTCACGACAAGAACTTTCACATAGGTAAAGTTATTACAATAGGAGAATCAGATGTTGGTGTTGACTCAGAAAGAGATTGAAGCAGCGATTGCGGAGAAGACTGCGTTAACTGGTAAGCAAGTGAAGGCAGTCCTCCAGGAACTTCAGACAATCATTACGAAAGAAGTCCTGAAGAAGTCCGGACATGAGATCAAGCTGAAAGGCTTCTTGAAAATCAAGACAAAGAAGCGGCCAGCAGTAAAGGGAGGAAAGAAAAAGATGAACCCACTGACCAAGCAAGAGTACGTCACCAAGGATTCTCCAGCGTCCTTAAAACTTTCGATTCGACCGATTGGCAGTTTTGCAAAAGAACTCAAGTCTTACAATTTGAATAATTTTTAAGAATTTGAGTATTGTCAGTTGCGGTTGATCTGCTATAATGATGGTAACAGGGCTGTGATTCTTTCGGAACTCGGATTCACAGTTTGGTTCCCAGCTGGCTTACTCGTTGTAGGCCAGCACATGCTTGGAGAGACGGAAGGCGTCATTGAAATAGACTCCGAACTATTTCAATCAGGTTCGATTCCTGCTCCGGGCCTAAGATCGCAGGATAGAGAAGCGGTCAATCTCGCCAGGCTCATAACCTGGAGAACGTGCGGTTCGAATCCCACTCCTGCAACTCGCTCAGTAACTTGAAAGGATTAAGCTATGAAGAAGTTTGGAACGTTACTTGCTCTGGCAGCTCTGATTGGTTTTGCAGATCAGGCTCAAGCCTTCGGACGTCATTGTCGCAAACACCGTGGCTCTTCTTCGAGCTGCCAATCTGCTCAAACCGTTTCCAGCTGCGGAAACCAAACTGCTCCGACTCAAACTGTTTCTGCTCCGGTTCAACAGGCGTCCTATGTTCAAACGGTTGCTGTTCCGGTTATCAATTTCAATTCTGGCTCTACTGGCGGTTGCGTGAATGGAGTTTGCCCCATTCGTCGCTAGTGGTTCAATGTTAAGAACTTTGCTGCATTTCCAATCCTGCCTGGAAGTCTCTAAAGCAAAGGGTCTTAAGTTGAGTTGTGCTTGTGTGATCGTGGGGCTATCCTCAACAGGTTCCATGCACTCCACGGTAATGGCTCCAATGCAAACCCCTTGTTAGGATCGTGTTCTAACAAGGGGTTTATCAATTGAGGAACTTATGATAAAAAGTAATAGAACTGCTCTGTGTCCTGCTTGTGGGTTTGAACAACACTTTTCAAGAGATTCGATCACAGAAGAACCTGTGAAGTTGTTCTGTGAGAGGTGTGACAAAGAGTTCATGGCAATGAAGAAAATAGTCACTGAATATTCAAGTTGGAACATCGGTGAGTAACATCCATTTTCGGATGTTGGGAAGGGAAAGTTACTCGGACTTCCCTTCCTTTTATTTAACACCAACCAACATATCCAGGAGTAGCCGCAGATACATTCGAATGAAACTCAGGTCCAAGATCAACTCCAAATTTCTTACCTAACTCTCTTCCTACCTTTTCGCCTTCCGCTTCTCGCTGATAATAATTATCATGCCAGAACAAATGCTCATATGTTTTATATCTATCTGGTCCGAAGAAGTTTGGCCCAACAGCTTCCCCGGCCATGTGATTTATAACCAGTTTCCCGATCAGATTCTCCGCAGCATCTGGCCATCGTTCCCTTGGAATATGATTTAATGCATTGATCCATGTTGGAACATGCATAAAGATAATTTCTGACCTTGATGGAAAGTGAGTTCTATTCTTTCCGTACCAACAAATATGCATTCCAGTTTGCTTATCCATAGCATGCATGAAATTACAAGTTTCCTGGAACCAGCTTGGCTTTGTGATAAAAGCTCGCATGCTCAATTTAACAAGATATTCAAAATTGTTTTTCTTGGCCCAAGCTAACCCATTGTGGAAAGCGGAAAGGTCCCCGCCAGAGTGTAGGAGCCTCTGGTTCTCGTTACTTATTCTCAGATTAATTGTGCTTGATTCTAATACGTCAAGTAGCTCCAGATACCGGTTTTGTCCAACCTCGGGAGATTCAGTTTTATGATGAGCAAACCACGTGTGATCGTCATTAACCAGCATGGGCAAGCCCCCTAGTAACTGCTGATTCAGAGCATGCTGCATTCGGATCGCTCCGGGCATTCCGAAGTGGCCGATAACGATTCCCAGCTTGTGGCCAGCATGAAGCTGTTCCTTGTGAATGTGCCTGTGAGCCCGAATCACATTTGCTCGACTGGGAGCTCCTGCGAAGTGCTTGATGCCTCTGCACTCGCGGAAGTCATCCCGGTTGTCAGTGGCCCAAATCATTACATCGTTTCTATTAAATTTAAATACATCATTCCCAGCTCTTTGATGCATCCTATGTCGGAGATAATCTTGCTCCGCACAATGATGTTTTGGAAAGTTATTATTGAAATGAGGATAATCTAATATAGATTTCCACTTCTTGGGAATGATCATAACTCCAGTGTTGTAATGTGGAGTCTCTTCAGCTTCTATTGCATTGTATTCACTAATAAGAGCTTTTAATCCTTTAGTCAAAAGATACCTATTCCCGGCATCAGTTTCAAAAGACTCTTCGCGGATCCCAATCCTGTCTTCCGGAACCAGTTTGAAAATATCAACACTCTCTGGACCAAACAAAACATCAGCATCTGCAAAACAGATCCGATCATACTTATCAAAAAATTGTTGAATCTTAAGTTTAGTCAAAAGTGGATGTTTGGAATCAGGCAGTTCCCTGAAAACAATAAAATCTACGCCACATTGTTTGGCGTAGTTTTCCATGCTTTCTCTGGTTTCCTCAAAGATCTTTTCAGATTCAAATCCTGATACCCAAGTAATCAATAAATTAGCCATTAGAATTTATCACCTGAATCTTGATATTGATCGCAAGTCTGGCAGTAATTCCCGGGGACTGCCGGAAGATTCAATGTACAATCATGCTTACACATCCAGCCATTGCAGCCAGCTTTGAATTCTTTTCTCTTTTCTAAATGCTCACATCTATTAGGGCGAATCACTGTCAATTTTATGATAGTTGGAGATTGAATTAAAATAGAAGGAGGAATGCCAGTTCTATCATGGAATTCTTTTATCCACAAGTCTCTGTAGTATTTACATAAATTAGGATGAAGTAACTCTCCATTCCATACTTGCAATTCAGTGTCTGTGAAAAACTTATCAATTTCTTTTATGTACGTCATTACGTCACCACAATATCTACTGTGCCGATTGGAGTGGCAGAAAAAGTATCGGGACTTTGCGGACAACAAAGAGAAGTACCGTTGGCCCCTGACCAAATAATTGTAGCTCCGGTGAATTCAAGTCTTGCAGGAGAACAACGTATGTACGTTGAATCCATAAAAATGGACATGTCCGCACCGAATGACAACGACAAACGGAACTTGTAAACTCCACCGCCTGTGTCGATACAGGCCAGGGAAGCAACCCCAGGAGAGCAGGCCCCGCTTGTTGTCCCAAACCAGCTGCCACCGCTGTAAGTCAAACTGAAGGTGTTTCCATTGATAGCAGAACACGAACCAGACACAAGAGTGATTGTGCCACTTAATGATGAAGGCATTAATACAACATCACATGGGCACGTACCGCCGCAGCATGCAGGACAAGAACCCATCGATAATGCACTGGCCCAAGTCATTATTCAATCTCGTCAATGCGAATCGTTTTCCCGGATAACTCATGTGTACTGTCTGATAGATATTGTATAGTTCCATCAGTTATATAAAAATGACAAATTAAACATCTGAACGGAGCTGGCTGCCCATACTTTGTTTCATAGTTACACCAACAAGCAGTGCCTGGAACATACTGACTTGTTTTACATCCTGACTTAATAAGAACAGAAGGTCGGAAAGTAGGATATTGTGTATTATTGTTGTAAGACCATGATGGCCGATTCACTTCAGTTTCAATGTTAATACTATGGTTTTCTTTACATCCAGGACAAAAGAACATAAACCCAGTAAGTTTATGTTCTTTGTTATATATAGGCACTAACATCAGTTATATCCTAGTACTGTTTTTTTTGAGTGCTTGGGGCTGCTGTACCCACTATACTCGGCGGACCGAAAGGCGGAGTACTCCGACCGTTCCAATTACTGCCCATTGGAGCAGCAGTAGACTCCAAGTGCCATACCAAAAGCTCGGGAATCAAAACTCGTTTCTGACGATCCCATTGTAGCGAATGCTGTTCGTCAGTCCGTGCTGCTGTACCGTGTTGGATCGGATAAAGCTTCGCAGGCATGCCATGAATAACTTGAGTAGGACCATGCCACAATTGGAAGAATCCAATCGGAGAGTAGCCATACTCTCGCTTGATTACGCGAGCTCCAACTTTTGTGTACGGACGGTCCAGCTCAATACACCAAGGGCTTGATCGAGCACGCAGAGGAGTAGATTTAACCTTCTGCCAGTTTTCCCATCCAGTCACATTCAGCCGATCACATCCATAGATGCAATTTTCATTTAAGTGTGTATCATTAAGTACATCTTTGAAATCAAGAGGAAGTGCAATGTCTGCATCAATATGGCAAAGCCATCCATCGCCACGAACACAAACCAGCCCACGATTGATAGAACGTGCTTTGTTAAAGCCGCCGTCTCTATCAAAATCATCAGTCATAATCAAATCACAAGAATACTGCTTTGCTAAGTCAATAGTTTCATGGTCATTGGGACGTGTGACCACAATCCATCGATCGAAGTGGGGACGGTTATACTGAGCAGTTTCGCGAAACTCTCCACCGTAGTTTACGCAAATAGTAACAGCTTCAATCTTCATAAAAGTAAATCACCTTTTCTAAAAATTAAGGACAGGCTGTATTGCCTGAAAGGTCTGCCGTAACTGTTTGGCCAGGAACAGACACCGTACCAGAAATCGCACAAGAGCCAGCAGTTCCGCTGATTGTTCCAGACTGACCAGGAATAACAACGTTGACTGTTCCGTGAAGCGGGAAAGGCCCAAGAGGAACACTATGGCTACTAGGAGTGATAATTAAAAGCATTCCAATGCTTTCATCGTCAATCAAATAGTATGTTGCCCTTGTAATATCTAAAGTACAACCAGAAGCTGAAGTATCCACCTGCCCTGTCCAGGAAACAGAGCTGATTGGCGGATGATCCGGAATGTTACCACTTCCATAGCCATAACCAACCGGAGGGGTGTAAACGACGGTATAGACTGGAAGCCCTGCCCCAGTAACCGAATCCACGTGCCATGATGTCATCTTTCCTAAGTAACGACTGCCTTTGATTAACGGTTCATCATTGATAGCTTCAATTAAAATCGTTAATGTAGGATCATAATAAGTAGCGTCAGTATACTTATTATCAGTCTGTTGATCAGGGTATGTAGTGTTTCGTAAAGTAACGGTTCCTGGATAGAAGTAACCGTTCTTGCTGCTAGTCACGAGTACAAAGACTTCTTCAGTTTGACGTCTAGTGTCTTCAGCACCATATTCGTTACTGAGTTCAATCTTTTCAATCTTCCGAATTCCTCGGAAGAGTCTATCCATTGTGTACTGTGAAATAGCCATAATTAGGTAGGACTTTCACTCGTATAAAGCATTACCGTCAAACCTTGCCCGATCGTTCCACCGCCAGCAGTCGCAGTTACACTTACTTCGTAAACATCGCCAGAGTTATAACCAGTGGCTGAAAACGTACCTACAGTCGAAGTAAATGCAGTCACTGAGTTATTCAGCGTGATCAATCCAGAAAGAACTGTTGTTCCATTCTTCAAAAGATCAACTGTAACTGTTGCGGCTCCAGCACATGGAACAGCCAAAGCTGCAAAGAATAAGATAACTGATCCAGCTCCAATTCCAATATGGAAACCGGTTCTTTCGGAAACTACGGCAGTTCCATACTTTTGAGTATACTTAATCGCTCTTTGCTGCTGGAGTTTATTGTACTGAATAGGTCCGGCACTTGCAGCAACTTGGTTATCTCCTACGCAGTTTGCCGGAAGTGACAAACTGTTAGCTCGTAAATTTCCATTTACGTAAAAATCACCATCAATCGTATTATTTACGCCAGCCATTGTTTAAACCCCTTGTTGTAAAATAATATTTAAATCTTCTTCTGGATAGCACCAGAATTGATTGTAAAAAGGTTTCAAAGTCCCATCAGTAGCTGTTCTTGGAATCGGCAATTGCTTTCCATCACCATCCAACAACGCAGGCTTGTCAAGTAATCCATTACTTCCCTTTCCAAATATTGGACGGTATTCTCTTTTCCCTAACAAAAAGTTAAATGGATTTTCACCGTACCCGCAATCGAGTAATTCCACTAACCATGTCTTACCTGGATCCTGAGTGTAGGGATTTCCAAAGAATCCATAACCATCTGTGATACTAGCTAAAAACTTTTGCTCATCTTTCTTTCTATCAATTGGAACGTATTTTCTTTTAATACTATCCCAAGTTCGTACTGAAGTTAAATTTTTAAATCTAATTTTATAATGAACTCGCCAGTATATCAAACCACCAAGTTGCTTTTGAGTAGCTTTTGGTGGATAACATTGTGCTGTATATGGGTATTGTCCAAGAAACATTTTACTATTTAATGCAAAGGCATATCGTTGAGCTTTCACCGCGTTGAAGTTCAGCTGGTTTCGCTGAAGATTCAAGACAGGTCGAGCAATATCAATCAGAGGAGGAGGATTGTAAAGATCTCCAGCTGAATTGATAAACGGTCGAGAGTTCAAGTCTACTGGCAATGCCTCTTTGGTAACTTCAAAATCCCAATCAAGAACAGGAGGTTCTAACTCAGGATTGTTTGCAGTTCCATCTTTCTTTGACGGATATCCAAAGTCAGACTTTGTATTTCCAAGTTCTGTTGAATATTTAACAGTTACTAGCCAGTTTTGCCAATCGCCTTCATTCTCCTTCTTTGCAGAAATATTTGTAACTAGTGCACTGAGATCGTACTCGTAATTGCCAGCTGAAAAGTACGGAGTGTACGGAGCAGGAATGCCAGGAGCCCGGCACACCGTTTCCGCACCTACTCGCTTATCCAAGACTCTCACTCGAAAAGTCTTGGTGTATTCCCGCTTGTATATATCAGCTGCATCAAAAATAGTTCCTTCATTTGACCCCATGATTTCATTAGCATATCCATTATATGGATATGGAACTGCTTGATATTGAAAAGACATTATAGCCCGTCCTCATTTAAACCATAAGATTTACTTACAGCTTTAAGAATATCTTGATCAACTTTAAGTTGATTCTCTAATACTGTTTTGGCAGCTTCAATCACCATCAAAGTTCTTTCCTGTACGGACTGTCTTTGCATTGTTATGTTAGCATTAATAATTTCTTGTGCGGTAGAACTAGCATGTTCGGCAGTGACAGGACTCTTGTCAATGTATCCCTTCATGTCACTTTCTAAAGTACGCATGAAGCCAAGAGATCCAGTCTGGAACGCAGCTTTATCAATTAATGGAGCACCGCCATCTTTCGGTTTGAATGCACCCAAAAGACGTTTCATTCCAATATCAAATTTTTGGAATGGGTGAATGCCCTCTTTAACTTCCTTACTTACTTTTTCCGCTAGATCTTGAGTTTCTTTATCAAATCGTGGAGCACTTTCGTTAATTTTATCAGGGTCAACGCCATTTCTGTTTACAGATTTTCCATTAATTAATCGACCTAAAGGACCGTTCGGACCAACACGGCCATCAACAATCTTATTAGGATCAGGAGCTTTCTTCAAAGCATCCTGCATATTTTTCATCCACTTATCTACAGTTCCACCTCTTGCCAATGTTGGAATTTCTCCAACGTCACCAATAATTTTTTTAAATACTTGAGATTGGGTTACAGCATTTGTCATTTTTATAAACCAATCACTGACTACCAACATCGCTCGACCGAGAGCAAGCGTCACAATTCCAAGTGTTTTAAATGTATTAATAAGTGGAGGTAAAAATTTATCTACATTGTCACTAAGTACAGACACAAACTCTTCTACGCTAGGAAGAGCTTTGTACATACTTTCTCCAAAATTAATAACATAATCTCCAAATTTAACAAGCGTCTGTCCGAGTGGAGTAAATGCATTTACAGTACGATCAACCCAATTTTCAACCTTTTTCATATCAAGATTATTGAATCCAGCAAGAACCTTATTTAATAAACCAGCAATATTAAATTTATGTAGAATCATTTCTCCAAATTTCTTTTGAAATGACTCTATAGTTTCTCCAATAGACTCTAAAGCTCCGCCGACTGTTGTAGTGGCAATCTCTCTTGATTTACCATAAAGGGCACCGCCTCTATCAGTTGATCTGTTTATAGCTCCTGCAACTTTGTCAACAGTAATCTCATTCTGGCTCATCTTTCGTTTGAATACTTCTGGCTCCATGCCAAGGTTCTTGGCAAAGAATGCTGCACCATAACCCTGATTAGCAAATTGATTTAATTCTTGTCCTCGTAAGTGCCCGACAGCCTTGACGTCTGCCATGGCCTTTGCAATTAGGTGAAACCTATTCATGTTACCACCAGACATATCACCGATACGACTGAGGTAAGCAGGAAGGTTTTCTGGGCTAACGCCAGATCCAAGTAAAATTTCACCTTGTTTTAATAATTCAGTTGTGCGATAAGGAGAATCAATGGCGATTTTTTCAATCTGACCGTATAACTTATCTCCCTTTTCCTTTCCACCTGACATAATCCGCAAGCTTGTAATCTGCTTTTCATGTTCAAGACCGAGCTTTAAAGAAGTAACCAAGAAACTGTAGGCAGCACTACCAATTTTCTCCATCAAGGCATAAGCAGTTTCCAGGTAAGCAACGAGGATCTTGGCTCCAGCGGCAAGAGCCAATCCAGCTCCAGCTCCAGCAACGCCACCGATTCTACTGGCCATAGAACCAGCCCCGCCAATAGCTCCACCAACGGCTGCCCCAACTCGACCGCCGAAGAAACCACTAGCAAAGCCGAAACGACCACCGACAAGCGTTCCACTAAAAAGACCGCCATATAAAGCAGACTTATTAGCAATAGTAGATTGAGCATGCTCAGCTTTTTCCTGAGCCTTCCTAGCTTCCTGTTCGGCTTTTTCAATTGCCTTTAGATGATTTTTATAATCTCTTTCTTGTTGTTTCTTTTGAGCACGTCGCCATTTGTACATTCCATCTTCGACTTCTTTTTCCGCAGCAGCTTTTTCTTTCTGATCGCGAACTTCTATTTTCTGACGCGCTTTTCGCCATTTGTATTTTGCATCTTCAACTTCTTTATCCGCAGCGTCGCTTTCTTTCTGATCACGAGCTTTTATTTTATCACGTGTTTTTCGCCATCTGTATTTTGCATCTTCAACTTCTTTGTCTTGCTTATCCCATTCTTTAAGTTGTTTCTCTCTAGCAGAAGTAACTTCTTTATTATATTTTTGTCTTCCGCGTACTTGCTCCTCATATAGTTTTCTTTGACGTTTGTCAGCTTCTTCGTCAGCTTTCTTTTTGTCTGCTGCTGCTTTCTTTTCTTCTCGTTCGATTTCTTTTAATGCTTGTAGTACGGCACGTACGTTTTCGCGAGTAGCTGGAATGCCCTTCGCTTCTAGTTGATTACGTACTTTGTCTAGGGCATTTCCAACACTTTCAAAACCGTCTCGGAATTTACGTGCGTCAGCATTAATCTGACCGGCCATTGCTTTCATCCGAGCTTCTACCCGTTTGGCAGCAGCATCGAACTTGGCAGTGTCACCAGTGATACTTATATTAATGCCTTCTACTTCAATCATAATTATAAACCATGTTTATTTTTGATTTCTGCGTAATTCATTCCAAGCATCATTCCAATATATGCTTTTTCCATTTCCATCTTGGCATTTGAAACTTCTTGTTCCGTCATCCCGTCTTCATAATATTCTACAATTTCTGGTTTATTGTATCCCTTGTCTTTCTTATCCAGTTCAATCCAGAAATCTTTTGGCTTGTAAGGATTGTTTCCACCAAGTATAAATTTAAGATCGTATATGTAATACGAAAGATGAGCGAGATACCACAAGGTTAATCCTCGGACATCTCGCTCATCTTGTACTTCCTTTTCTATGAACTCTTTCCAAGACAAGAATTCATCATGAGTCATTGTCTCTTTTAATTCTTGGACAGACTTACCTCCCCCAACTGCTTTGACGATATGATGCCATAAGTAATCTTCGTCAGTTAATCTTTTTTTTCAGTGGGAAAGTTGTGTTCATCAGCGAGCTCGTACGCGCTCGATACGGCATCTTCAGTCCAACCATTAAAATGACTGACTGGCAATTCTTTGTACTCATGATCAACAACTGCAAGACTCAGAAGAGTCTCTTTCATGTTCTTGGTAGTCTTTGGAATCCAAGTAGGTTTGCCATCAGCTCCCTTTTCTGAATTATCTCGGACGTACTCAATCCATTCATTGACCTGAGCACAAGTCATCTTAATAACGAAGTACGATTTAATCCCATCGTCTGTGTCCAGATCAAAAGGAATAGAACCGTACTTTCGTTTGGAAGAAAAAACCTTACGTTCGCCAGCCATCGAAAATCACCTATTAGGGAATAGTGTAAGTCGGAGCAGTCTCGGCAAGAGTCGTCGGATTTTCCATCGTCGGATGGATCGTGATGCTTGCCGTAGGCTGAGTTCCTGGAGTCAATTCACCAGGGGCAAACTTCATGATAGCCCCGTAGAAGGTCCACGTAAACCCGTCAGGCCAAGTAAATGTTATTAATTGATTCAGTCCGACAAAAGTAATTGCATCAACCATCGCATCCGAATTATAACTTGCCATCAAAGTAAAGTCAGTGATGCTAAGTAACTTCGGAGTTGTGAAGGTATGATACTTAGTGTTTGCCAGCAAAGTGGTCTGGATAGCGGAACCCGCATCAACACCAGGAGGAGACATCTGCTTAACATAAAACTTAACAGATGGATAACTTGCGAAAGTTATCGTTGCACCTACGGATTCACTTAATCGTTTAGTTGCCATTTGTATATTCTCCTATTTATTAGTTAGCGAACATTGCATTCACAAGAATGTTCTGATTGGAGGTAGTGTCATCATGACTGATTTTAATAGTTACAATTTGATTAACAACTAACAGAGGCTTTCCTCCAATTCCAGTATCCCAAACGTAATCGTTAACTCCATCAAGAGTGACAAAAGGCCAAGCTACTTCCGTAGATGTGTCACTGATAAAGTGGATAATGGATCGAACGGGATACGGAAACTTCTGGCTTGAAGCCACCAATGCTTGAATATCCGCCCACACAAAAAAGAAGTTGAAGGACTGCGGAACCATTGCCGTAACAACAGTAGACGCTGGTGGGATTGCTGAGCCAGTGCCACCAGTAAACGGCACAGTTTGGCCAGAAACAGTACCTGCCGTGCAGTTGTAGCGGTAACCGCCAGCCCAGTACAAATCGAACTTGGCAGCGGTAGTGATACCGTGACCAGATGCCATTGTCAGCGTTGCTGTGTTCGCATCTGTGTAAGTGGTCAAAGTCCCTGATTTCGGTGCGGTGACCGTAGGAGACTGCTGGATAATTCCATCAGTTGCAGAAGTAAACGTATTTTTGTACGAAACTCCATCCATTGCTATAGTTTGTGTTCGACTATAATTGACTGCCATTACAGTAGACTCCCTATTTGAATCGAAAGTAGTCCAGAAAACTGAAACAGTTTTCTATTATTTTTTGTTTCATTTCCAAAGAAATGAATACCAGAAGATATTATAAATGAATCTAATGTCAATTGATAATCATCTCCTGTAAACATGGGAGTTCTAGTTGCAGCACAAATAAAACTCTCAAGTTCTTCGCCTTTTTGCCAACCATCAGGATATTTCAATGATCTGATTGTCACTGAAATACCAAAATGCTTTATCGGCTCTCCAGTTGCGAGAATGTATCCGTCAACAAATGGAGAAGTATCATATATAGCTATGGTATTATCAGGATTATCAGTTAATCCACCAGCTGTACAAAACCAATCTTTTTTGCAGTCTGAAGATACAAGCTTTTCAGACAGCAACATATTTAAAAGAATCTCAGATGGAGCCTTCGGTATCTTGAATGTTTTCATTACTTGCCGTGTGTCTGGTAGGCCACATTGGTCCCACTGCCAGTCATAAATTTTGTTGCATGGTGAGTATCTGTCACCAGGGTATAGCCAGTGCCTCCGGGTTTTCCAGCAGCTACAGCAGCAGCTTCAGCTGCCTTGCTTCTACCTGCCATCAATTCGCTGGCAACAATAGATGCCATGGTTCCTGCTCGATCCCTTGCTGCTTTTTCAAGGAACTTGGCACAGGTAGGAGGCTTGTGAAATGCTTGTAGGTTTTCATGAACGTACAAAGCATAGTAGGTTTCTCTTGTTCCACCAAAAACTACTCTGGCCCTTGAACCTTTGCCAGTTCCAGACACTTCCACACGTCCGCTTCTTTTCAATGCTTCTGTATCAACAGGCACCCACTGTAATGCTTTTTTCAAAATAACATTAGCACATTTTTCTAAACCTGCACTAATATTAGCTTTGATATCTAATGCTTTCTTTCCGATGACTTTACTGGAAGTCTCGATGCCAGTAACTGCGGGTGGTTCGTATGGCATTATGTAAAACTCACAAAAAGAGTTTCAAACCCTCTAGAGTTTGGCATATTGTAATTTTTCCGTATTTCATTAGCATCATTTAAATACGGATTAACTAAATTACTTTGATCCAATGCTTTTATTAGGTTCCCTGGAATCCGCTTTCTCCAGAGAGTCTTGTCTGACCAAATCGCATCCTTTTCATTCATCAAGAATTCAGTGTAGATGCGAGCATTGGTTTCGAGTCTGCGGCCTTCCCTGTCAAATACTTCGTGTACGTGATCCTCGATACGACAACGAATTTCTACTGGACTGGCATAGGTTGGTTCTCCATTGGAATCCGTACCCATGCACTTCCAGTAAACTGCCGTGTGTATCAGAATAACTCTAATTTCTCTTGACATTAGTATGGAGGATACACATAGTAAGGAACATCATTGTCAGCGTTTCCGCCAACAAACAATACTGATGGTTTACGAACTTTCTTTTGTTCGATTAACACATTAAGGTTTGCAAGTTCTCCATAACCTGCAAGCAACATAGCTTGCTGCCCGTATCGAGTCAGATTAAAACCAAACCCAACACGAGATTCATAGCTAGCCTGTACCGATGAAATGGTGGATTGAGTCTTTCTTGGAGAGTTCACACAACAAAAGTGTGCAGCTAGCCAAGTCTCAATCACAGTCAAATCACTGGCACTATAATTGGAATTGATTGCTACATATTTAGTAACAATCATATTCGCAGTCATAAGAAAAGTATCATAATTGACGATGTCGTAATCATCTTCAAATATGATACTTTTAACAAGATCTTCTGACGTTCTGTACGCCATGATTACTCAGTGGGTTGCATTTTCTTCAGGCTCTTTCGAGCTGAAACTTCACTCACGTTCTTTTTCATGACTTCGCCTTCAGGACCAATCACCGTGTACAAATTATCCTTGGCGAATACCTTGCACTTGGTTCCCTTCGATTCCTCGAAGCTCTTGGTCACTTCCGTTCCGAAGTCCTCATCATCACCAGAAGCAGTTTCTTCTTCTTTGCCTTCGTCTTCCGATTCAGGCTCAGGAGCAGGTTCCTCAACAGGCGGTTTGTATTCGATTTCATTAAGAATCTCGAATTTGTTTACAAACCTTTCTAAGAGTTCCTTTGCTTCGGCAACACCCACGAAGAGAATATTGTTCTCTTCGTGAGCTTTGTAAACGACTTCGACTTCCTTGCCGTTCTTCATTTCTTTATTGATAAATGTTCCGGCTTTCACACGAACCGGAATTGCTTTCTTAGCTGCCATGATTGAAAATCACCTTTTTCTAAATACAGTTAGAGTATTTGAATAAAAAATATTACGAACCGTGAACAATACCACAGTTGCCGTACTTGTCACTACGCAGCCAAGGAACCAAGATCGCGAAGACCTTGAAGAAGACTTCGAAGCCGCCAGACCCTTCCCACTGGATCATAGTGGGCATCGAGCCCTTGATCATCTGAATGTTATTGGCATCCATCTGGACCAGAACGAGCTGGTAGCCAGTCAGATAATCCAAGGTAACAATATCAGTGATACCTTCGATTTCTTTAAGACGCGTGCGAAGCGTCTTGTTCGCGTAGTAGCCGCTCACATCCCGGTCGAGATATTGAGCAAAGTTCAGCGAAGCATACAGCTTCCAGGGGCCGAAGTTGTAATGGTTCCGCGAAGCCAGTTGCATCGCGAGAACATCCGCGATCGTGTTGGCTGGAGTCCAACCACCACCAGTAGGATTGGTAATCGAGTAAGTGATCCGGTTCGGGTAGTTAGTGATACCGTAAACGTTATCACCACCAGAACTATAACCAATGGTACCGATTGCCAGTTGTTCAGCAATTTCAGCAACCCGGCGAGCTGCCAGCTGAGCAGTAACCACATCCAAAGGCTGGCCACCACGACGCGAAGTTTCAAGTTCGCGAATGTTGTAGCTAAAATCCTTGTGGATGATCGGAATCGGCAGATTGACCAGACTGAAGGTAGGCCGGTCACGTTCCGAACGACGAACACCGTCAAGAGACAGAGTCGCTTCGGTGATGTCCGACTGCTGTTGATACTGGATCGTAGTCGTACCCATCGGATTGGGCAGACTGTACGGGACTTCTTGCAGAAGATCTGCAACCAGCTTCAATCGCGGCTTTGCGGCCGGGATGATAGCCTTATCCAGAAGTTCCCATTCCAGCTTTCGCAGAGTTCCATCGTTGTCGATGAAAGTCTTCTTTTCCCCATTGACAATACGATCGTGATAGGAACGACCGTCATTAGCAATGTAAGGACGAAGAATATTATGATCAAAATCAGATTGCAGTAGCTTTTTAGCTACGCTCTGCCCAAATGCTCCGCCATTCGCGAAAACCGAATTGGCAAGAGAGATCTGGGGAGGACTTTCAGTCATTGTTGCCATTTGTAGGTATCTCCTTTTTAGATTATTATTTGATTACACTGCGGTAGCAGCAACGCGACGGGCCTTGATCCACACCAGAGAACCGCCAGCGGAGTTGTCCTTGGCTTCTTCAGCCATGAAAAACACCTTATCAGTAGACGTTGCTTTCTTGAACGTGCCATCGCCAGCGGAGCCAAGCGGATCGTTATAAGCGATCGCAACAGCACCAGCAGCAACAGCGATGTAGCACCAGTCGCCAGTTTCGGGCAGGCAGAAACGGCAGCGAGTGCCGACAGCGTAAGTGTCAGAAATCAACTTACCGTAAATAGAGTTTTCGATAGCAATTGCAACTTCGCCAGCACCACCAGCGGTACTATGAACTGCAACGTTGCTGACAGTGCCAACGCCAGCGGCAGAAGTCCGCTTGATGAGCATGCCGGGAGTAATGGCAGAGACAGTAACGATGCCTTCATCGTAATGCTCCCCAATCTCACCCTTTAGAACAATCGTATTCGGATTAGCCATTAGTATAATCTCCTATTAGTTGGATTTCTTACCGAACCATTTTTCGATATCGTTTTCTTTTTCATTCAAAAGAGTATCTTTAACTTCGGCTGTCACACCAACAGGGAAGTCCATTCCCGTAGCAGCACCAGCGTACGAACCACCATTCATGACGCTGAGGGGATTCGTATTGATAACAGCAGGGGCCTTGGCCAGATTGGCGATAGCCTTCAGGTTATCGACATTAAAACCGTCAAGTTGCTCTTTGGTGAAAACGTTATTTTTGTTTGCAAGAATCTGATCAATCAGGTTCTTCTTGTTTTCGATGTACGTTTTCTTCATTTCATTCATGATCGATTGACTTTCGGGATCGAGAGTCTTCATCAGATCATCGAACGATTGGGCAGTCTTAGCCTGAGCAGATTCAGCCACTGTTACGGTCGTTTCTTTTTCTTTGTTAACCACCGGAGCTGGCGTTGCTTCTTTTGCCGGGGTGGTGAGAATAGCGGTGATTTTGGGGAGCAGCGAATGCGGCGTTCCCATCAGAGTTTCGCGATCTTCTTCGGTGAACTTACCCGAAGCAATCATTTGATTAACGATTTTAGACTTTTCTTCATTAGTCATCGTTTTATCCTTAGTAGAAATAGGTTCATAAGTTACAGTTTGTTTTACTTGGACTGCTTCTCCGGATAATGAAACACCAGAAGAATCAGTTTTGTAACTGATCTTATATAATTTACCGTCCTCATTTCGGAAAACAACATTGGTTTGAAATATTTCGTAAAGATAACCATTCCAATATTTGCCTGGTTGTCCGTACTTTGAACTTAATTGAGAATTGAGATTAGAAGCAATATCGTCAAACGATAGTTCACTTCCATTATAAATTCCGCCAATTTTGGACAAAGCATTCTGAACAGCCTTGCTCAGAGGTTCCGAAAATCCTTGCGGTAACTTGCCTTGGTTGACAAGAAGGCCAGCACCGTCACTTAAGCTGCAAGCTCCGATTTGATCCGGGAGAATCGCCAAGTGATCAGGTTCAAAGTTGGTAACAATGAAATCGTACTTTTCTGAATTCCAAATTCCGGAAGTTTCTACAACCGTAGCATCCAGGCCAGTAGAAACTTCCATAGGAGTATTGTTATTCAAAGCTTCATAAATACGATTATCGATTTGCTTTACTCGGTTCTCAACGAACCAAGCTTCAGTGTCCAAATACTTACCGCCATCATTTGCTTTGGTATTAAGCAAGATGCCGATCTTGGAAGCATTCAGAACACCAGCTGAAGACCGAGCTGAGATGTAAGCACCAGAAGAATCCTTTGGGTGTCCAACCATGATAGGCATGTGGTTCCACACCGAAGGATTTGATGCGATCTCTTCCTTTGGATAGTACCCAGGACCTTTGCTTCCGTTGTGCACACCTTCCACGAGCATTCGGCAGGGAGCTACCAAACACTTCTGACCTTCTAGATATTCAACTCGTACCTTGCTGCTAGATTCTAGCCGTAAGGTGTAATTGACAAATTTCTTTACCATATTTTAATCCTAAAAAATCCAGGAGATTTTAATTCTCCTGGCTATCTTATCAAGAACTTTTACAACTTGCAATGTTCCAGGAGTTCATCGTGCACGGGCAAGAGGCCGCTGCTTTGAACAAGTTCGGGAACTCCATTCGTTACAGCACCCTTGCTGAACAGAAGATTCCAAAGAGAATTTTCCAATTCAGGAAGGAACTTAATAACTTGATTGAGAATCAGCTTTGCATAAATCGGAAGTCCGGCATTAGCAACCAGCTTCTGAAGCAAAGCAGTCGTGTAGTCAATCAATTCCTTCGGGGCAGTTAGAGCATTTGCAGGCACATCAGTGCTGTCACCATTCGCGGCAACAACAGTGGTTCCAGGAATGAAATCCAGAACTGCTCGCAGCAAGGCTCCCAGATACTGACTGCCCAGTTTGGAAACCAAAGCTTCAACAACCAACATCAGCAACGCAGATACACTCATCAAATCACCTTTTGTTTAAAAGTTCCAAGGAATATCAATAATTCCTTGCTGGAGATCCCACAAAGGAAATCCAAAGACCACTGCCCAAGCACCAGTTTTACAAACGTAGTCTTGAGTTTCCCAATCTACGCCAAAGCAGTTACCAGGGTGTCCAGCCAGCTTTGGGCCGTCTGGAGTTGTCCTTCCCCAGCTCTGCCAGTAACCAAATCCCTTTTGTCCATAATCAGCTTCACCTAACACAGACACTCGGGTTTGATAATGTTGCCAAGTTCCAGAAGGACGACAAAAACCTTTGCCATCCCGTTGCATTGTAAATCCTTGAGCATCAGCACCAATGCCAATCCCGCCAGCAGCAATACCGTCTGCTAACTCTTGTGCTGAAGTCACAGGAACCCATTCAGTACAGATATTATCTGCACCCAATTGAATAATCTTTGCTTGAATGTCTGGCAGCAGGCCAGCTCCAAGTTTGCAAGCAAGATCATCAGATCCTTCACCGTAATAGTTAAGATCGCCAATCTCTTCGCGGGTGACTTCCCCGTAAGCTTTCAGAGCTTCGGGAATAGCACCTTGAGCAACACCGTCATTCCGATCGTTATCCCACCGACCATTCAACATATTGTATTTCTTACGAGCAAGAAAGTACAATGCAGCGTGAGAAGCACGATGGAACTTTGCTCGTTTACCTGAAGCAATTAACACATGTTGAATAAAATCAATGGTTGCTGATCCAGCCCGGCCGCCGCACGATCCTCGTACTTGGTATTGAATTAACTCTTCTACCTTACTCCAATCATTACTGTTGTTTTTAAGAACAGCATTAATGTGGTTTACAGTTCCACCTTGCCAACGTCCTTGCAAGTTTGGAAAGGCAGAATACAGGTTCGGCTTGCTGGCATAGAGATCCTTGATTTCAGTGCCGCCGTCGGGCTCTGGAGTAACTCCAAAGTTCCAAATGTGATTGATGGGATCGTCCGGATCTCCACCCATTAATACTGATTTCCGTCCGCCCATCTGGGTAAAGTCAACACTCATTTTAGCACCTCTTTCAGACCATCTGATATTTTCTGGAATTCAGTTTTGGCCTTTACTCGATCTGCAAACGACATTTGAATTGTCCCAGCTCCGACTGAAGGCAGAACACTTTTCAAGTAAGTTTGCAGATAGGCTTTCAACTTAGGAACGTTCTTATCTCCATCTACTTTAAGCTCTTGTGCTTTCGCTTGCATTAAAATAAACAGATCACCCCAAGTAGAAGCAGACTCAGATTGAAGTACAGCATAATCATACACTTCTTTTAGCTTTTCTGTCTTTACTGAATCCATTGCGTCTGCAACGTATGCTGCCTTGATTCCGTCATAAAATGGATTTGACGGAGTCGGATCAGGTTTAGGATCCGGTTTGGGTTCTGGCTCTGTGTCTGGAAACACTTCCAAAGTCTTCGTTTGAGTGTCTTCTTCTTTAACATCACTTCCCTTTGGGACGATGAAAAGGGTTACAGTTCCCTTGGACAATCCTGTAATAAAAAATACATTCTTGCCTTTGAAATCTTTAAAGTCAGGCTCAGTATTCTTGGATCCCGCAAACAGACCAAATGCAGTCACTGGCGTACTTGGAGCTTGCTTGATCTTTACTAGCCCAGCAGGAGCTGCCATGACCAAGACAGGAACGTCTGAATCAATATAATATAAATATCCTTTATTTAACTTATTTGATTCAATCTTCAGTGGAGGAGCTGGCGGAACGATTGTGCATTCCGGCAGTCGAATTGATTTCGGTTTCTCTTGGGCGTATCCTACGCTGCAAAGTAACATCAACACTAAAAAAGCCTTTTTCACAAATCACCTTTACTTAGTAATTGTCGGCTTCTGAGTACATGCTGCGAAGCCGTTGAACAGCAGGTTCTATTAGATTCAATTGCGTTTTTGTAAATTCAGCTTTGTAGCTAGCAATTGAAATGTAATAGAATATATTATCTTCACCATTTATGTGAAGAAAATACAGGACAGAAGACACTACGCCTTCTTGAATATACATTGCTTTTAAAACAGATGTATCTTCCATGTCCTTTGTGATGTTGATCACTGCTTTCTTTTCTATAACATCAGCCAACATGTTATAGTAAGCACTGTCAACTTTTAATCGAAAATTGTATTTGTTGTAAACATCTTCATTATTATTGCGGCTCCAAGCGTAGTCTCCGCGAATGGTGTATGGATATCCAATCTTTGGAATACCACCGCCGTTCTGACCACAAAAGATTATTACACGATCTACAAAGTCGTATCTTTCAAGCATCTGAATAGCATACGACCAACTGCCGAAAATCCTGAATCCTTCAGCTGTGTTCTTCTCAATTAGTTTTTGCTTCTTGATTCGCCACCAGGTTTTTAAGTAGTCTGCTCCGCCGCTCATGAACGTTGTTGCCAGAGTTCCCAAACCACCTAGTAAGGCAACCCCAAGCAAGATTAGGGCTTCGTTCATGGTCATTTCTAATCTTCTCCAGATGGTAAAACTGCTAATGTATCGTCTTTATTAGTGTTTACCGTGTTTTTAATATAATCCACTTTCCTCTTCAGGATAGGACTCATCATGCCAGTCATTTGTTCCATTTTTTGCATGATTGGATTCCATCCCTGAAGCTTCGCCAATATCTGAAAATGATCCTCCGCACTACAACATTTAGCACTGTTGACTGTTTTTAATGTTTTTAGTAAATTCCTTAAAGTAATTATTGCAATTGACAATAATACTAAAAGAATGACAGTTACTACGCACGCAAAAATCAACAGTGCTAAAGTTAAGTTTTCCATTGTAACACTCTTATGTGACTAAAAGTGTTCCTACGACACTGGCTCCACCAGCAGCAATCGTTACAATCAAAGCATTGTTTAACGTGCCGTGTAATCCTGCTGGAAAAGGAATGTGCCCAGGTCCACCAGCGATAATGTACCAGAAAGCAATGGTTGTACCAGAGCCGTCTTCTACTTTAATGCTTCCGCCAGTGGGAGCTGCTGAATACGAATAGCTAATATTGATGATACTTCGTTCAATGAAAGCATCAGCAGCAATCGTAATAGATGCTGCTGCATTTGCCGTAGATTGAACAAAACGATTATTTGCCATTATGCACCACCAGCAGTCAGAGTAAAGGTATTGACATTGATAGTCTGGCCGTTTGCAATCGAAGTGTTATCGATCGTCATATCACCACCGCCGCCAGAAGCAGTAACAGTTCCTTGAATATGACAAGTAGTGTTAGTGGAATCCATAATGCGGAAGTACCCGGCAGTACCAGCGGCAGAACCTGTGCCAGTCCAAGTGCCAGACAGAGACTTCACACCAGCTGAAGAAGCTCCAATCCAGGTAGAAGGAAGGGATAAGGTGGCTAGCAAAGTACCAGAGGCGGCAGTAGCACAAGTCGCCGGGACAGTGCCCGTGTACAGAAGCAGATTTGCAGAAGCTCCAATTGTAGTAGAAACTTGATCGTTAAATGCATTTCGAACAGTCGTAGAAAACTGGAAACTCATATTATACTCCTAAGTAAAAAACATAAACGTTTGTATCTGATCCAGTAGGTCCATTATGGATAAACCCACTACCGGATATTGGAACAACACCAGATCCAGCAGCTTGAATCAAAATGGATCCACTAGACGATCCTAAAATTGATACTACGCCAGATACAGTAATTGTATCAATAACTGTTGCAGTTGTGGAACCAGAAATTGGAACTGTGCCATTAGCACTAGCATTTGAATTATTGCCAGTAGTTATTGACCCAGAACCAACAATTGGAACCACACCAGCTCCAGCCATTTGAGCCAAAAGGCTCATTGTGCCAGAACCAGCAATTGAGACAGTTCCCGCTCCAGCTGCTGTATCTTTGATCGCAGCTATGCTAGTGCCAGTGATTGCTACTGTTCCTGCACCTGCAACAGTATCGATGGCTGAAGCTGAACTGGCTCCAGTAATAGAAACAGTGCCCGCTGCGATGGCATTCGAGTTGTTTCCAGTGGTGATCGTTCCAGTACCGGAAATCGTGACTGTTCCGGCACCAGCAACAGTATCTACTGCCGAAGAACTAGATGCTCCTGTAATGGAAACAGTGCCAGCTCCAGCTGCCGTATCTTTAACAGAAGCAGTTCCTGCCCCAATGATCGAGACAGTTCCGGCACCAGCAACAGTATCTACTGCCGAAGAACTAGATGCTCCTGTAATGGAAACAGTGCCAGCTCCAGCCATCTGATCTTTAACAGATGCCGTACTAGCTCCAGCAATGGAAACTGTTCCGGCACTTGCGGCTGTGCATACTGCCGATAGTGTGCCAGCTCCAGCAATGGAAACTGTTCCAGCACCAGCAGCTGTAGCTGCTCCGGTTACCGGCTTGACTTGCAGCAACGAAGCAGGCTTCAACTGAAGCCGTGTCGTCGTTGGTTTTACGAGCAAATCAGCCATTGATTACACCTTTATAGGATCGCC